ACTTGCGCTTATAATCTGTTGATCTAAAGTTGTTCTAATAGTATAAGTTGATGTATATAAGTTTGTTAGATTAGTTACAGAAGATATTGCTATATTTGTATTTGGTGATCCAGCGTGATCAGCTTGGATTATACTTGTATTAGTAAAATATATTTTAGTAGATAAGCCATTATCGATAATATTTGACAAGGAAACAACTAGTTCAAATGTACTGTTGTTCCAAGTATATACATATGCCTGAGTAGTTTTACTACCAACAGTTCCTGTTATCATTAAACCTGGAGTAAATGTATATGATCCAGAAGTTAAGATCAAACTTTGATATGCATTATGTGAATCAGTGATTTCGTTAACATATATTTCTTCATTATTTTCAATAAGATTTTGTGTTCCAGATCCTACAGTTGTTAGCATTACCTTTTTAGTTAATGAAACATCATAATACAGATAAAAAGAGTTCTCATCAATATAAGAGACATAATAGATATCTCCACTGTTTAATCCTAAAATATCTGAGTTTGAGTTTGAATCATAACGAATGCTTTGTTTATTAGTAAGACCGTGACTATTAATAGTAATCTTAGAAAGCGAAGTATTAATAGCTGTTGCAGCATTAAAAGATAACACTATATTAGGAGAAGACTTATAGTTATAAGTTACATCATTGAAACTGTTATCTTTAATTTTTACAACATAGTGATTTACAGCAGCTCTTCCGTGACCTATTGAAGTTATTGTTTGTTCACTTCCATTTGAATATCCAGATAATGTTATTATACCTCTATCAAATAAAAATGTTGAGGGGCTGTATCCTATAGCTCTTAATGCATTTACACCAAAGTTTGTTGCAGAGTTTGTTATCGAGCAATAGCCACCGCTTTCGCATAATACTCCATTTAGCATGAATATTTGGAAACAACTAACTAACTGTGCATAAGCATCGTTTATTATTCTCCATCCAGTTCCGCCAAAGCTAACCATAGTAAATGCATTAGCAACCATACTTTTTCCCTGTTGCGGGATGGACGAAACAGCTGGATTTTCTTCTTCTTGTGGTATTGGAGATACGTTAGGAGTTTTTACTTTCGATCCGTCAACTAGTGCTCCGTTACCACCTAAGAAAGATATAATAGAACAGTTTTGTATGTAAGGACTTAGTGTAACTATTGGTATACTTGGTGATAATCTAGTATATGCTGCTCTATCAACAGTAAAATCATTTACATCATCAAATGCTATTGCATAGTTCCATGTAGATACAGGAACTCCGTTACTATCTAATGCATCTCTAAATGTAAATCCAGTCATATACATTCCGTTTCGAACACGGAACATATCTTTATTAGGATTTGCAGGTCTAATGATAACTGAACGCAAATCATCACCTACAAGTGTAGTTTTATCAGGACAAATAATAGGATTCTGTTCAGTATAATCTCCACTTGCGATTTGTATAGTTACAGGAGTTGGAATGTATTGTGGAGCTACTAAAGAAGGAGCACTACCTATTCCATTATTTAAAATATTTGTTATTATATCATAAGAACTTGCTATTGCACTTTTATTACCACTTGATGGTGATTTTGTACCGTCAATAGATTGATGTACTACAGTTTGATATGGTGCGTGTGTAAAAGTTCCATTACTAACAACTGCTGTGTTATTTAATACAGCAGCCGAAACATATTTTGCATAGTTTATTGCTGCAACGCTTTGAGCTTTTTGTGAACTTATTACAGTAGTTGCTGTAGCTGAGTAGTAGCTACTACCTGCATAAACAGATTGAGAATTTCCGCCAAATAATAAATCATATATTACTGCTTCTACAATATATCCTATATCTCTAGCACAAGTTGCTTGATTGTAAGTAAAAGAACTTGAAAATGGTGATATATTATTAGTTACACTATAGTTGATATATCCTATAACTTCAGCTGCAATATATGCTTTATTAACAGTTAATAAAGATTCAGTATCATATGCTGTCTGGCCTGGGTCAACAAGCGGTCTTGAATATCCGGCAGCAATTTGTGCAGCTCGTTTAATAGTTCTAACAGGCAGTATTTTTCCATCATTTTCGTCATTACCATTAACTGCTGATACGAAGATTCTATTACCACCTGCATCTAAGTTAGTAAAGCTTAAATTTCCATTACCATCAGTACTTAATATTTGTCCTGCTAATCCGGGTGTAGCAGGAAGTGTAAAACTATAATCTTCAGAAAGTATAGTAGAGGCTTTTAACGAAGTTTTATTACTTGATATATCTCCGTTTTTAAACAGATCAATCTTACCACCAACTCCTAGAGTTTTTGTAGCACTATCTACATATAGTGATTGATCGTTGTTAAAGTTTTCTAATGACTGATGTTTGAGAAATTTCATAGCGAAGGTGAACTCCTAATATAAGTATATTTACCGTATTAGGATATAGAATCTATTCTTTGAAATCTTTTTTAATATTACAATCCTAATGAACTTACAGTTGTAACAACAGTTATTGACGACATCTCATCTGTTTGTGTTGCATATGCATAAACAACGTCGCCATCATCTAATATTAACTTTTCTTGAGAGAAAAATAAAGTTTCTAATGGAGGTAATACGGTCTTATATATAAGATAATGCACATTAGAAAGAGATTCTCCACTAGGTACTACTGCAACACTTAACTTAGCTGGAAGCATATCGTCTAAATTACAGAAAGTTATTAGATTTATTGCTGATTTACCGATACTAGAAAATATCGAAGTAGGTGTTGTTATTAGTTCTGTGTTAGTAATCATTATTCTTCCTCAATATTATCCAAATAATATACTATAAGCCAATGCTTTTGACTTACTGATTAATTCGCCGCTTGTAGTGCTGTTTATAAAATATATCCCAGTAGTTTGAAGATCAATATTTTTTGAATAAAGTTTAACACCGGTAGTATCTACAGCAGGGTCACTAACTTGATATGTTAGTGTAGTTGTGTTGATATTTATAGTTTGTGCTTCTAATGAAGTAAACTTACCAGTATTCGGAGTTAATGATCCTATAGAAGTATCTTGTATACTACCTGCACGTATAATTCCTCCAACACCTAAACCACCTGTAACTACTAATGCTCCTGTAGATGTACTAGTTGATCCTGTAGCATCACTAATATTTACAGAAGTAAACTTACCTACACCTCTTACAGTATTTCCAATGTCTACATTATCAATTGAACCCTTAGTTGAAGAGTTTATAGTTACTGTACCAGAACCTGTAATAGTTAGTGATCCATTTCCTGAAATATTTCCATTAACATTTAGATTTCCGCCAATGCCAGTACCACCATTTACAATCAATGCTCCTGTAGTAGAACTACTTGATGAAGCATTACTTGATATTTTTGTACTGGTTTTGATTAATACTGAAGCTGTTCCTGATACATCAAGTATTAAATTAGTATTACTATTAGTAGCAGTTATAGTAGTATCTTGTATTCTTATACCGTATAAATCTGCGTGATCTTGTTGAAACTCAGTTATTAATGCTCCATCAACATAAAGTTTTGCATTACTTTTAACATTATTAATATTAATAATAGATGATACATTAACAGTGTTACTTGCAGTAACAGATAATGCTGTTTGTATTATAAAGAAACTTGCTGTTGAAACTGCTGTAGTTACTGTCCAAGTTCCATCTAAGTGTGTAACTCCTGATCCTGTTATAGTAATACTTGAACCGACAGATACATTTAATCTAGCATTAGTGATTGCTGGGTGATTAAATCTCACTGATGTTGAAGGAGTTCCTCCAGTATCAAAAGTAGCAATAACTTGGCCTATATTATTATCGTAAACTATAAACTGAGTATCATCTCTTTTAATGTTATCGGAAGAGTTAACTAATATTTGATAAGAAACTAAATCATAAACTGCTCTAATATTTGGTATTATATCTTTATCTCTTATAGAATAGTTAGTGCTATAGTTTAGTACTTGATATTCGTAGTTACTAGTTCCGCTAACTGTTACAACACCAGTTCCCCTACCAAGTAGATTTAATGAACCACCATTTGTATCAATAGAGTTGGTTCTTATTCCAGATATACCGCCGCTTGCAGTCTTAAAACTAAAAGCGCCGGTCTTAGTTGTATTCGTTACAGGATTTACCCATGATATCCTTTCATCAAAAACAATATATGCGTCATCATTATATGTATTTCCAGGAGAACCAAAGATTCCTCTGTTTATTTGTATTCCGCTTGTTCCTGATGCATTAGAAGTTATATAAGGTCCTTGATCACCTACGTTTAATACTATTATATTATCTTTAATATCTGTATTAGTAGTAGAGAGTTGTGTTACTGATCCTAAAACTGAAAGACTTCCAGTAATAATAACGTTACCAACATTAGAACCAGTGTCGAAGGTTATTGATCCCCCCGACACTGCTTGTATCTTGTAGTTACTGCCAACTCTTACAACATTTCCAGACATAGTGATCCTTATTAGGCGTTATTAACTTTTACATAGATTCCAGTTGCTGCTGCAAAGCTCCATGGAGCACTTTCGCCATTGGCATAAACATAGTTAGAACCACCGCTCTTACGTGTTAGATATGCCCTACGTTCGGTTAACTTGTTCACATAGTATGTATTGCCAGCAGAATCATATGCATAGATATCTATATCGCCAGTAGCTGATGAATCTGCTGCTGTTGTTAACTTTGCACGATATACAAGTCCGTCTGCACCTCTTACAGTATAACGACGGCTACCACTCTGCTTTACAATATCAACTATTTCACGTTGTCCTGCAACCCATGCATAAGCAATAATTGCATTTTCTTGATAAGTTGAAGATCCAATATTTCCACTATCAACAGTTAATGCTACTGTTGGAACACCTACTGCTGTTTGTCCACCAGCTGTTTGGCTAGAAGCACGAGTCCAACTTAGTGTTGGTGCTGCAATATATCCTGATCCCTTTTCGTTTGTAGTGATACTTTTTAAACGAAATGTAGCAGTAATTTGTCCAGAATTAACCGCACCTAGTTTAATACCCCATGTACTGATAGTAGTTCCGTCAATAGTTGTCCAGGTACCGCGATTAGCACCTAATGTTGCTGCTGTAATAGCACCAGTTCCGTCTGTGCTAATTGTGATTGCAGGTGTTGTTAGTGCTGAAGTCCAGATAGATCCTAAAAGTTGATCGATAGCAACGTTATTTAAATTGATCGGATATCCACTACCTGCTCCTGATAATGTAATAGTATTGATTTCCCAAACAACTACTGCTGTTGCTGGTGTACCTGTTGGCAAATCTGGTGCTGGGATTGATAATGTTGGAAAATACTTATAAGTGTCTGTAATATTAACAACACCCTTTTGTACTGCTAATGAATATGCAGCAAGTCCTTCACCACCAATACCATAATCGTCAGTTGTACCAACTGTTCCAATGTTTCTATTACCAAAATATTTCTTATTTAACGGACGTCCCATTAGTTTTCTCCTTTAATAGCAGTCTATGCTCTACGCGGCGGGATACCGCATAAACCATTCGAGGCTATGTATTTATCGTTTAGATAAACTAGCTAGGAGATGCATTTTCGAGAAAATGCGTAACGCATCGTTTATTTCTTTTAGTTTTTTTATTCTTTTTTCAGAATAAGTTTTTGAATATCTTTTTCTTAGCTCTATATCAATTAAACTAAGTTCCTTGATCATCTTATCGACATTTTTAGTTAATGAATAAAAATCATGATAAAATCCTGGCATATTACGGATCGTATTGCGGAGCATAACTTCCACATTTTGCCAATCTTCTGGATTTGTGATTTTAGGTATCATATTTTATTTTAACATATAAAACTAGTACGTCAACCTACAGTCATAAGAAAAGCGGATGTTTCCATCCGCTTTTAATATTTGTTTTCCTAAATATTAGGAGAACTTTACGTTTCCGTAAGTTGTTGATAGACCAACCTTACCGAGGTAGTCAGCAGCATTACCTAGTGATGATGCAGCATTTGAAAGCTCTACATAACCATAACGTGTCATGAAGCTTACGACTGGCTCGAAAGTAGATGGATCAAGTACAACACCGCTTGACATTAGAGGAATGTATGGGCAGTAGAACGCAGGAGCGTCTGATTCGCTTGAACCCTTATAACCAACTAGTACGTCAGTTGCGTCTGATGCATATGCATCAACATAAACACGCATTGAACTGTTTAGAGTACCAACGAACTTAGTGTTTGTTGGAGCTTCAAAAGTTCCTTCTGTAGTACGAGCAAATGCAGAAGTTGTTGCGCTCTGTAGGATAGTTAGAGCAAATGGGCTAACAACTGTATAGTTACCAGCACCACGACGTGTACGCTGAGCAATAGTGTTTGCAACACGATTGATCTGAACAGCTAGAGCAGCATGTTCGTCACCAACGAATGTAGCAGTACCACTTACAGCAGCCTGATTATAAATCTCAGTTGCTGAACCAGCAAGGTTACGTAGTGATGTTAGGATTTCCTGATCGATTTCAGCAGTGATTTCCTGTGCAAGTGCTGCCATGATTTCTGCTTCGATATCGATACCCTGTTGTGCCTGTGCATCCTGTGCGGATTCAAAAGTCCAACGAGCTGATAGCTTACGTGTCTTAGCTTCTACGATCTGCTTTAAGATTTGGATGCTTAGACGGTTACCAGCGATACCTTCAAGACTTGCTGTGCTGTTTGCCTTTGGATTACTCTGGGTAGCATTACCTGAGTAAGATGAAGCAATCTTGAATGGGCTTAGTGCTTCTTCACCTGCTACAACACCAGCTGTTGAGCTTGTGTCAGCGTAGCGAACGCGAAGTGTATGGATTTGTCCTACTGGACCAGTCATTGGCTGAACGCCAACTAGTTCGTTAGCAATAACAGTCGGCATAACACGACGTATTACTGGAAGAATCACTCTGTTAAGAGTGGCAACATTACCGGCAGAAGTGGCACCAGCTGTGGCAGACTCAGCGAGATACTTACGTGTATTCTCGAGAGTAACAGCCATTACTGACTTACGTGTTCCATTAAGGCCTTCTAAGAGTGCCTCTTTTGTGTCCTGCCAGCGGCTTTCTAATAATTCTGACATATTTTAAACTCCTTATTTCAATCCCGCTAGTCTACGGATGTCAACGATGTTGCTCTTTGCAGCATCTGATTTGTTGTCTACTTTATTGCCTGTTATTTCTTTTGCCTCAACTAATGCCTTCTTTGTTGCCGTACCGTCGGTCATTACTGCCGGTAGATACCTGTCAAATGCTGTGCGCAGCTTTGGAGTAGATACATCTTCTAGTAACTGTGCCATAACTGCTTTTTTATCTTTTCCGAGAGGTGAAAGAAGTTCATTCATTACTTCCTTACGAACATTTATATCACGAATTTTTGATATTTCACGTTCCTTGCTCTCAACTAATGATGCTGTCTCAAAAATCTTTGACTTAGCTTCAGTAAGTTCTTTTTCTTTTCTCTTGAGAAGGTTTAGTACGTGTTGTACTTCCTTTTTCTCGTTTAGGTAACTATGTGTATATTCCGAAGCAAATGCTTCGAAGATTCTGCGACCGAAGTCATTCTCTCTTGCAGAGCTAATATCTTCTTTAAGCTGTGCCATCTCAGTCTTGAGAGTCTTAACGACTGTCTCTTCAACCATCTTAGCAGAACGCTTAATAAACTGAGACTTAATTTGATCAAGTTGTACCTTAGCTTCCTTGACAAGTTTTACCTTAGTATTAATAGCTTCTTTCTTATCTATATGGAATTCACTGATTTCCTTTGCAAGCTGAGTTACAATGAACTCTTCTAGCTTTACAAGATTTGAAGACATCTTCTTTTGGTCTTCGTGAAGTTCTACTAGCTCACTCTTTAATCTATCAAAAACGAAAGATTGTATTTTTGAACTATTTTCATGCATTTTCTTTGCATAAATTGCCTTTGCTTCTGCAAGTTGCTTTTTGTCTTCGACAAATTCTACAATCTCACTAGTTAAGCGATCTTCAAGCATCTTATTCAGTGATTCAACCATTACTGACTTCTCATGCTCAAACTTTTGGGCAAACTCTTCACGGAGTTCAGCTGTTACTGTGTCGCGATTTTCTTGGATTCTTTTGTTCCAAGCATCTTCGATTTCCGTTTTAAACTCTTCGGAAACCACATTGTTCTCAAATAACTGTTTTAATACTTCCAACATGTGATTCTCCTACTTTATTGGAGCCCGCGTATAATATTTACGAGTTGTTCTTTTAAAAACTTTTGTGCCTTTGGGTCTTCTTTTACTTGCCTTGCTAAGTTTATTGCCTGATTTCCACCTCGTGTGTTTAAGAGGTGTTCGTAGATTGGAGTAGGATAAGCTCCAGGAGCACTTGGTTGAGCAACAACGTCAACTGTGATGATTTCAAAATCGCTTACTTGACCTGAACCATCTTCCTTGACGTTGCCACTTCCTCTACTACTGACGCCTAATTTTACACCTGATTCTAACATCGTTTTTACTAAATTGCCCATTGGAGTTGGAAGTATTTTCAACTTGCCGTATCCATTAGGACCATCCATCCACATACGTGTAATCATATGAGATACACGATCTAAGTTAATCCTTAAATCCTGTGGATGGTCTACTTCTCCAAGTACGCTATATCCGCCGGCCATCTGATCGTTAAGTGTTTTGACAGCCCTAGCGATTTCTGACACAGGATATACCCTCTGGTTAGCGTTTTTTACGCCACCCTGGATAAAGATACCTACCATGTGTAAGTTCTTCCCATCTTTTTCATCGCTCTCAACGACCACTTGTGCTTGGTCGAATGTTAAATGTTCTTGGAGATAGATCACTTATATTTCCTTACTTAAAAAGACTCTTAGTGAATGTACCAGATTCTCCAGTACCCTTCTTCTCAGCGCCGTGTCCCTTTGCAACTGGACTTAACTTAGTTGCATTCTTAGCACCAGGAACATTTACGTTTCCGCCGTCCTGTGGCTTAGTTGTAGGAGCTAGTAATCCACCAGTTGTTCCCTTTTCGCTACCTGTTCCTCCCTTTGCAATATTAGCAGTTGTACCGCCCATATCGTTCTTCTTTGCAACAGTTGACTTAGTGTTTACTTGATTTTCTGCTGTACCAGCTACCTTACCACCCTTATAAGCTTCACCAACCTTATCAACATATTCACGCATCATTGCTGCTGGGCTCATATCGATTGATTCAATCTCTTCTTCAAAAGGCATCATCATACCTTCGTCTTCTTCCTCTTCACCTTCTTCGTCACCTACTGGTGAAAAATCTGGATCATCAATTCCGTCGTTATGCTCTGGCTCATTCTTTTCGTCTGCCATTAGATCATTGAATTTTGACATTAGCTCATCTAGATCACTCTTCATACTAACTAGAAGCTCATGATCATCATCCTCACCGCCCATGTCATCCATGTCATCGTCACCCATGTCATCCATGTCGTCGTCGCCCATGTCATCATCTTCAACGTCATCTAGCATATCACCAGCTGGACCTTCTTCGCTGCCCATTGCTTCGTCTTCCATGCCAAAGTTTTCATCCATCTCTTCTTCTTCGTCTTCGATGGCTTCGTCCATTTCCTCTTCTTCCTCTACTTCTTCTTCGAGGTCGACATTTGAAAGCTCATCTTCGATAATGCTTTCATAAATCTCACGTGACTTCTCAATCACTAATGCATGAAATAGTTCTTCTGCTTTTGCTTGCTCGCCGTTTACTACGTACTCGAGTAGCTGTTCAAACTTGTTCCTAGTGGCCATTAGATATCTCCTTTGTCATTGCTAAGGCTGTCAATATGTATTTATGACAGTTTTGTTTATTGGCTTGAAATAGGCAAAAATGCGATCATTTGGATCTTTTTGCCTCAATATCCTTTTAATCTATTTTTTAGATTATCATATGTTATATGTTGAAAGTTTCTCATCCCATCCCATTCTTTAACAGGTTTGGTTTTTTCATCTATTACTCTATAAAAGTTAACATATGAATACTCAGTTAATATCATTTCTGTTTGTCTTAACCAGTTTCCATAATAAGTTGCAGTGTCATGTGAAGTTTTATAGTTGTTTGTATCTGCATATACATTATTAAACATTTCGTTTCTTATACCGTGATAATCAAAACCTAATATGTATATCTCATCATTGCAATCTAAACACGCTTTATATAAAGCTGTTGGACCACTAGACCATCCTCGAGGATTTTTAAAAAAGTTTAAATTTTGATATTTTTTAAATTTAGAGTTTGTATTAGTCCATACCTGATGATTTAGTTGGTATCCTGTTTCACAAATTTCGATAATCATTTGGGGATCAACTGCAACTAATACATCAGGTTCAAACTCTCGATAGAGAGCATTACAACCATAGATCTTACCAAAATCTTTAATTCTAGCAAGATCTATATTTAGGCGACTTCTACCGTTTCCTAATACAAAAGCTGTTTTTTTCATGCTGGGGGTGCTGGAGGAGGTGCATACATCTTGCTAACAAACTTTACATCCTTAGCATGTTCTGATGCATGTAAATCGGAAGACCTACGTAACTTATTAATCTGTTTTAGCGTAAGTCTAATCTTACGAGTATCTGACTTTTTCATAATAGAGTCGTCTGAATCAGGATCGTATCGATCGTCTTGACTCATTTCTGTTTGATCATTATTAAAATAAAAAAGTTCTCGTAATATCATAATCATATTTATCTTTTAAGCTACAGGTCCTGGTGTTGGAGTACCAGAATCTGTTGATGCGCCTGCTATTGGTACAGCAGCACTAGGTGCACCGGATTCTGCTCCAGGTTCACCTTCTGGTGGTGCTTCTTGAGGCATTCCGTCTTGTATTCCTGTTGGAGTTATTCCAACATCTCTTAACTCAGAGCTTGCTGTATCAGCTGCATCGCTAATATCTTTGTTTTCCTCACGCCACATACGTTCGTTTTCTGCTATCTCTTCTGCACTCATTCCCAAGAATCTCTTCATAGCAAAACGCTTACTTAGATATGGTACTTCTTGTAAAGCAGTAAATGTTTGTACACGGGCAGTATCAAGTTCACTAAGTCTATATGCAGCAAAGTTTTGTGGTGGATTCATCTTTAAGTTAAAAATACTATCATCAATAATGATACCATTTTGTGCAAGATATAACTTAAATTCTGTATCGAATGTTTCTTCCATTAAACTTTGTAAGCGTTCTAGATACTTATTAAAACGTAATTCTTGTATGTATGCTGTTCCAACACGACCATCATTGAACTGAGAAGCTGCATCATCTGCTCCAGTTGGTAGATAAGAACTTGGAATACGCAAAGCACGGAAAAGTTTATTAGTAAAGAATCTTAAATCGTCAATTTCACCTAAGTTTGTTCCGCCTGCAAGTGTATCAACTTTAGATCCTCTGCCTTCAGCAGTCTGTGGGAAGAAATAATCTTCGTTAATACTAAGAGGATTATAACTGTTATCAATAACAGTAGTTCCGCCAGTATTGCTAGGAATACGACGTTGATGGATTTCGTTTTTAACTCTTTCCACAAATGCCATCGCCATATGGCTTGGCATGTTTCCAACATCAATATAAAATACTCTACGTTCTGGAGCACGTTGTACACGGTAGATAATAATAGCGTCTTCGAGCAGTTCTTTTTGCTTGTAAACTTTAAAAACACTTTCAAGCAAACTATTTCCAAACGGATAGTTATTATCTAAACCTTCACTTAAACTAATATGTACTACATGTTCTGCATGTATAGCATGTTCATTTTGTGCAATGCTAAATCTAGTTCCTGCTTGTTGTGGATAAGCGCCAGTCATTCCTCTTGCACCAGCACCACCTGTAACATAAGCAGTACCACCAGGTTGTGTATTTTGATTAGAAGGATTGATCTGTGTAACAACTAGATTTGTAAAGTTTGGATTGAGATCACGTATTACATATTGTTCTGGTTTTTTCCCGTCACTTTCGTTAACGATAATCTTAGTAATCTTACCTGGATCAATATAGAACCATTTTTTAGTTTCAGGATCACGAATAAAGAAACTGTCTCCGTACTTACAAGTATTACGAAATATCCTAAACATCTTTGTTTCAAAGTTTTGTAACTTAGTCCACTTTTGTAAGTAATCCTTAAGTAACTTCATTTCAACACTAGTTGCTTTGTCACGTAGGTTAACAAAAAATGGTGTATCGTTTTCTCTGCTTTTTTGTGTACTAAATTCTGCGATAATATCTAAAGCGGCATTTACTTCACTATCAGTATCCATTGTATCGTATTGTAAATATCTTTCAATACGATTTGGACTTCCTGTATAAACATCAGGTAGATATGAAGTATAGTTTGTCCTAGAAGCATTAGAAGGCTGGCTTCCTAGTGGACTTGATCTACCATCCCTATTAACAGGGTTAAAATACTTTTTCCAGCTCATTCTTTATCCTATATCGCTTTAGTTCGACCTTTAGCTGCATCAGCAGTATCTTTAGTATTATCTCTAATAAGTTTTGTTAACTCAACTAGTTCTGTTACCATGTTATTTAACTTCTCTGCCTTATCTATTGTGTTAGGAGTGGTTGAAGAACTAAACGAATCAATAGTAGTTGACGGAGTATTAGATGCAGCATTTGTATTACCAGTACCAAATCCACCTATAGAACCTGTATTTTTAATATCAGATAACTTATTGCTTAGATTACTTAATTCTTCATTTAGTTCTTTAATAGAATCTCTAAAAGTTAATATATTTTCAGAAGAATCTTTAAAGTTTACATCAACAGCAGATTTTAATCCAGTCATTCCGCTAACAACATTATTCATATTTGTGCCATCAACTTTATTGAAACTAGATAATGTAGTTGCTAATGTAGTTAATCCACCATCACTAGATGTTAGTGATTTCCACCAACTACCACCTTCTATAAGGGTCTTTGCTCCTGTATTGAACGTTACTAATGCAGGAGCAAGTGCAGCTAAGTTGCTTCCGTTTACTTTATTGAAACTAGATAATGTAGTTGCTAAACTAGTTAATCCACCATCAGTTGCTGTTAATCCAGACCACCAGCTACCTCCTTCGATAAGTGTCCTAGCACCTTTTCCAAAATCTATTAATATTGGAGTTAATGTTGATAGATTTTCTCCGTTAACAGCATTGAATTCTGCTAGACTTTTTGCTATACCAGCAAGTCCACCATCATTACCAATAAGTCCTTGCCACCAGCTACCACCTTCAATGAGCGTTCTAGCACCTTTTCCAAAATCAACTAGTATCGGAGTAATGCTTGCAAGTATTTCAGGATTAATATTATTAAATTCTGCTAGACTTTTTGCTATACCAGAAAGGCCACCATCATTTCCGATAAGCCCTTGCCACCAACTACCCCCTTCAATAAGAGAACGGGCAGCTATGCCAAAATCTACTAACACAGGTGTAATTTTTATTAATATTTCAGGATTAACTATATTAAACTCAGATAATGCCTTTGCTATACCAGCAAGTCCACCATCATTTCCTACTAGACCATCCCACCAGCTACCTCCTTCAATAAGAGAACGAGCAGCAGCACCAAAATCTTTTAATACCGGAGTTAACTTTGTTATTGGATCGGGATTTACTGAGTTAAAAACTGATAATGCTTTTGCTATACCAGCAAGTCCACCATCATTACCGATAAGTCCTTGCCACCAGCTACCGCCTTCAATAAGAGAACGGGCTGTATCACTAAACTGTTTTAGTACTGGAGTTAACTTTATTATTGGATCGGGATTTACTGAGTTAAAAACTGATAATGCTTTTGCTATACCAGCAAGTCCACCATCATTACCGATAAGTCCTTGCCACCAGCTACCTCCTTCAATAAGAGAACGAGCACCCTTTCCAAAATCAACTAATATTGGAGTTAACTTTGTTATTATATCAGGATTTACTGAGTTAAAAACTAATAAACTTTTTGCCATACCAGCAAGTCCACCATCATTTCCAATAAGCCCTTGCCACCAACTACCTCCTTCGATAAGAGAACGAGCTGCATCACCAAACTGTTTTAGTACCGGAGATAACTTTGTTATTGGATCGGGATTAATATTATTAAATTCTGCTAGACCTTTTGCCATACCAGCAAGTCCGCCATCATTACCAGTAAGTCCTTTCCACCAACTACCTCCTTCGATAAGAGAACGAGCTGCATCACCAAACTGTTTTAGTACCGGAGATAACTTTATTATTGGATCGGGATTAATATCATTAAACACTTTTAATGATGCTGCCATTGTAGCAAGGCCGCCATCATTACCTGTTAAACCTCTAAACCAACTACCGCCTTCTAATAATGTTGATACATCATCACCAAACTTTTTAAGAGCTGATCCTGTTTTTGCTAATCCTTCAGGACTCATGCTATTAAGTTTTAGTAAAGTTTCAGATAGCTTGTCTAAACTACCGCCTAAGAAAAATGCTACCAATCCAGGAGCAGCTAACGTAGTTAATCCTGCTGATAATGGAACCAATGCTCCGCCTAATGCTAATAAATCTGTTGCACTAACTTTTGATAGTTCAGTTAATGTTTCGGGTATCCTTGCAAATGCATCTGAAAAAGATTTAATAACATTTGATACTCCGTCAAATGCACTTTTTACTATATTTGAAAAGCTATCCATTATTTTTGATACACCATCAAATGTTTTTGTAATTACATTTCCGAATGTTTCAACTAACGGTGTTAACTGTGAGAACATCCATCCAAGACCGCCACTTGCTAATCCTAATGATAAAAGTATTGCTGATAATGGTAATGCGAGTCCATCTAATGCAAATCCTAAAGCTACCAATCCTAGTATAATAACTCCGCCGCCAACTGCTGTATAAAATGCTAGATCCTTCATTGTATCTACTAATCCAGAGAAAAACTTAGTTAATCCCCCGCCTGATGTTTTCTTATCAAGTTCATCTAATTCTGAGTTTATTGAAGCTAATGATTTTTGATCGTCGGCGCCTAATGTTCCGCCATTTGCAGTTTTTGCCTGTATTGCTGCTTTTTTATCTTCTAGTTCTTTTTTCTTTTTATCATCTTCGGTATTTCCGCCACCGCCAAACATCTTTCCTACTATAGTACCTAACGATCCAAATACGTTAGAGAATGAATCAGTTACTATTTTTATTATTCCACTAAAATCCATATTTTTGAAGAAATCAGTAACACCTTTTCGCATATCCGCAAATATTGATTTAAAATCTAAGTTTTTAAGATTAGACGTTAACCCAGTCACCCATTTGCTTATTTCTGAAAAAACATCTTTTAATCCTGTTTGTATAACAGGATCATTTAGCATTTTTGTAATTTCTCCTAAGAAATCTAATAATACACCACTTATTTCATCAAAAGGACCGCCTTTTTCAAATAAAGCACTACCAAAAAATGCCATTTTAAGATCACTAAAAACTTTTTCAAAAGCATTAGCAGTTTCACCCATAATCCTTGTTATATTACTATTTGCTGCTTGTTCTTTTGCAAGATCTTCAGGTTTCATTGCAGCTAATCTCTGTGCTTCTTGGGCAGCTTTCATTAGTCCAGCTAGTTCAGGATAAGTTTTTAATAAAGCTGCTTGATCCATTCCGGCAGCTTCTGCATTTTTAGTGATTTTTTGCATTATGTCTATAATGCCTTTTGGCCCATTTTGACCATTAAATGCTGATTGAAAATCTTTTGTTCCAACATCAAATAACATCATAGTTTGTGCCATCTTATCTGGCACCTGGGCTGCTCCACTCTTAAATGCTTCTAATAGTTCAGTTCCTCCTAGTTTTGTAACCATTGCTAAAGATGCAGTTGACTTTGCTAATTCATCAGGGTTTAATCCTTTTTGTAAACTTCTAATGATTGGATCAGCTGCATTTGATTTTGCTGATTTTTCCATCTCAGATCTACTCAATCCAGTAGCTTTAGATAGTAGATCCATCTCATTTAGATAAGCACTTGCACCTTCTTTTAAATCTTTATTAGTCATCTTTGTTAGATTACCAGATCTAGATTGTAGATCAATATATGCTAACATACCTTCATTCATGTCAGCAGTAGTCATTCCCATAGATCTAAAATGTTCACCTACATCGCTTTGTGTTAAATCACGACTTAAATCTGAAAATCGTTTAGCACCTTCTGTAACTGATCCACCTAAAGAAGCCATTGCTGTTGAGTTAGCTCCTACTACTTTAACATAATCTCCTAAACTCATATTTGCTTTTGCAGCAGACAGTTGTAGTTCTATCATATTATTATTAAATGTAGCACCAACTGCACTTGTTTCTTTAAATCCTTCATAACTTTCTTTTAACGTATCAACTAATATACCACCAGTAGCAATCATACCATTGAATATACCACTTACTCCAGATGATATTAGACTACCTAACCCAGTAAATATTCCGCCAAAACTACTGGCTGTTTTTCCTGCTCGATCTAATGCAGAATCAAATACACTTGTTGTTTTAGTGGCTGCATTTACGGTGCTTGTAGAATTTGTTATCGATCTTTGGAATAAATCTAATCCAGCATTTCCTGCACTAGCACCGCCCTTTTTGTTTAGAGCCGTAACTAGTTCTCTTAAAGTAGATTCAGTTGCGGCATTTTCAACAACAGTACCGTCTAATGTTCCACCTTTAAATTGTACGTCTTTTGCCATTTATTTTTCACCAGTTATCTGCGCATATAAATATTCACAAGCAGACAGTTAGTTTATTTATCGGAGAAATTTAATGGTATCACCACTTCAAGTCAATCCACTTCAGAAGTACTTTAGGCAACCTAAGATCTATTTAAGACTTCCAAGCAAAGGACAATATTATCCTACAAATGCTCTAGACATGCCCGAAAGCGGTGAACTTCCTGTATACCCAATGACTGCTAAAGATGAACTACAGATGAAAACTCCAGATGCATTACTCAATGGTGAAGCTACTGTTTCTGTTATAAAAAGCTGTGTTCCTAATATCAAAGATCCATGGAAGATGCCTAGTATCGATAGTGATGCTATTTTAATAGCTATCCGATTAGCCACATACGGCGAAAAGTTAGATATCAATACAAAGGTTCCAAATCTAGGTGAAGAACGTTCTTTTGAAGTTGATTTGAGAGTCTTATTAGATCAACTAGCAGATTTTTCTTTTGAACCTTATATTGAAATAAGTGATGATATGAATATTGAAATTCGTCCAAGTACATATAAAGAGTTTACAGAAAATACTATCAAGACATTTGAAGAACAGCGTATTTTCCGTCTAGTAAACGATAATAATATTCCAGACGAACAAAAGCTTGCATCATTTTCTCAAAGCTTCCGTAGATTAACTGATTTAACTATTGATGTTGTAATCAATAGTATAGTTTGTATAGACACTGCCGAAGGTAAAGTAACTAACAAAGAACAAATAAAAGATTTCTTTAATAATAGTGATAAATCTGTATTTGATAAGATGATGAAACATCTAGAAAAAATGCGAGATAGCAGTAGGATTAAACCATTTAAGGTTACTTCAAGTGCTATGGATATAGAAGCAGGAGCTCCTGCTGAATATGAGATTCCAATAACGTTTGACCAATCAAATTTTTTCGGATGAGACTCCTTGGAATGGATCTCGAAGAGATCCTAAAAGAGGTAGATGACCTCGAAAAGGAGTCCAAAGCACTAAAGTTAGATTTAACTAAAATTTGTTGGTATATGAGAGGTGGCGTAAGTTTAGACGAAGCGTACTCTCTCTGCTATGAAGATCGTATGATTATATCAGATGTTATTAAAGAAAATCTAGAAACAGTAAAGAAAACTGGATTACCTTTCTTTTAGTTTCCTCTAGCTAAATCGTTTGCTACTTTCATAAAAATATCATTAAGTTGCGATTTATTATAAGTTGTTGTAGGGCCGGCAGCTTGTTGTTGTGTATCTGCTCCACCTTGTGCAGGAGCTGTTTGCTGTTGTGCTGCACCTTGTGCTGGCATATTTCCTTGTGCAGGTGCTGCCTGTTGTGGCGCTGCTGCACCTTGTGCAGGTGCTGCTGTATTTCCCTGCTGATAACCTGCTCTAGCTCCTTGTATAGCATTGCCAGCTATTTTTCCAATCTTTTTTGCTCCTGTAACTGCTGCGGCAGCAACCTTACCAACAGTTTGTGCTCCTTGTTGTACTTTATTTGATGTAGTTGATGGTGCAGCAGGTGTTGATGGTGCAGCAGGTGTTGATGGTGTGTTAGTTGCAGTTGCTTTAGGAGTTCCGTTTGCTGCTTGTCTAGCAGCACTACCTGCTACTTTTTGACCAGCAGTAGCTTGTTGATATCCTGCTTTAGCACTTTGTAATGCATTACCAGCTAGATTTCCAAGTTTCTTTGCTCCAGTAACAGCAGCACCTGCGGCTTTTCCGACAGCTTGGGCACCTGTTGTAGGTTGAGGAGCTCCTGCTTTTGGTGCAGGTAATTTCATATTTTTATATGTAGCCGACAATACATCATCACTAACTCCGGCTTTACGCACAATATCTGCAATCTGATCTGAATCAGTTGGTGAGTTAGCTGCTCTCCAAGCTTTGTTTAACTTATCAGTTGTAACTTTGTTAGTTAGATTTTGACCAGTCTGTGCTAGCTTTTGACCAGCAGCACTTGCACCTTTAGCTACTGCTTGACCAGCAGCACTACCTGCTATTTTTTGTCCAGCAGCTCCAATTGCATTTGCAGCTTTTCCAAACAACCCTGGCTTAGCAGGAGCTGCGGCAGCTGGGTTAGCTGCTGGTTGTTCAGCTGGTGGCACATATTGTTTTCCAAAGTTAGCAGTTGCTGTTCCACTTGTTGAAGTTGGTTGAGCAGGAGCATTAGTTGCTGCCCGCACACTCATCCTAGGTTTATTCATTTTAACAGAAGTTGGTTTTAACTCTTGTCCAAACTGTGCATTAACAGGAGCTTCAACAAGTATTCCGCTTGCTATCATTTGATTATTTCTCATGCAAATACTATCAAATAAATCAGCAATAGCTTTTCTATCTAAATGTCTACGATTAAAAGATTCAAAATTACCAGTCTTTGTTGTAGCACCGCGTTTTACTGCATTATCCATTGCTTGCATCTGTGCATCATAGTCTGCTTTTATTTTAGCTTGATGATTCATTACATCTTTATAATCACCTTGCATTTGTGAAGCCATTTGTTTTGCTGCTTTAATATTTGCTCTCTGTTGATCAGTATAAAGATTATCTGGAACTGGTTTTCCATCAATTTCAGTAGGTACTCCTCCTGAGAAACTAGCTTTATGACTATTACCAGTTAATCCCATTTTTTTCGCAAAATCATTTTGAAGATCACGATTAGATTTTAATTCGGCATTTTGTGTATCTAACATTGAATCACCTGTACTAGCAGTTGGTTTTGCACCAGGATATTCATCCGGAGTAGGTTGTCCAAAAGCAGTTGGTTTTGTTCCTAAACCATGTGAATCAGTTGGAGAGATTCCAGTACCTGTAACTTGACCAGTTGGTTTTTTAAATACACTATATCGTGCGTTTCGATCTGCTATTGCCTTATCAACGTCAGTTGAAAAACCTTGTGTAACATCACCTTTGCTTGTTCCATTAAACTTATCAATCGTTGCATTTCCGGTTGCTTTCATTGGATGACTAGTATCTTGTGGTCCATAACTAAAATCATCAGGACGATTGACTATTTTACTAGCACCAAATCCTGAAGTATTGCTAGTAGCACCTGTCCTAACTTTAGGACCGTCTGGAACCGCATGATCGCCACGTATATGTTGTCCTACTTGTCCAGCAACATGTGATATTGCGGCAGTCTTACCACCTTGATATGCAGCTGAACTAAGCTTCTCACCTTGTAATAGCTTATCGGTCATCTTTAATAACCCTAATGCAGCAGCACCTCCAACACCAACGCCACTAATACCAGCAGCAGCAATCAATGCAGCATATATTGCAGATTGTGTTTTTGGATATTTTTTAGCAAGATCTCTATACTTTTGTATATATTTCATAACTCCTTGATCACCACCAGTAGCTTGTTTTAGCTTCTCAGCAGCTTGATCATATTGTGCATCCATATTTTTAATAGGACCACTATTGGCTATTTTGTTTTTTAAATCACCATACGCTGCATTAACAGCACTAGCAACATCTTTACCTTTGCCTAATGCTGTTCTATTACCGCCGCCAGCAACAGCACCTGCTTCTAGATCTTTAAATAGTTGTTCTATCTGTTGAGGAGTAAGTTCTGCTTCAGAAATAGCATAACCGGCACTTTCCCATAGTTTCATACTACGGGCTTCTGTGAGATTTAATCCTTCATACAGATAGTTTGTGTTTCTTACAGTTGCTACTTCTAGAAATTTCATAGTCTGGTCCCTACTTTTCTTAATACGTTTTCTACTATTCTGCTTTCAGGTACCCTATATCGGATAGCATTACTACCAGCAGCAGCCGTTGCAGCAGTATTTTTTTGTGCCTTTGTCTGCGCAACATTTACGTTAAATCCTTTTCTAGGAGCAGTTGCTGGAGCTGCTGCTTGTGGTGCAGCAGGTGCTTGTTGTTGAGCGGCCGCTTTTGCTGCTTTGTTAGCTGCTGTTTTTGCTTTTTCTGCTTTATAATCACGCACACGCTTAGGTTTATCTTGAGATTGAGAAGCAGTTGATTGAGCCGTATTAGTTGCAGTGTCTTGCGCTGGTTGACTTCCGCTCGTATATTTGTTAATGATAGTATCATTAACACCTAATGATTTTAAAAATGCAGCCAATGAAACATTAGTTGGCTTATCGCCCGTCCTACCTATAAAAGTAAAAAATTCTTTATATAACTGATTAGCCACTTTACCTGCATCTCTAGCACCAGCAGCTTTTGCACCTAAGCTACCTGGTAAAACTTTTGCAGCAATATTTTGTCCAAGACCTTTTAACATACCTACAGGTCTTTCAGTTAATGGTTCTGATTCTACAAGTATTTCTTTTAGATTCATGTTCTTACACTTTCAGCAGTTAGATTATTTATTCTTAAACATTAAGTGATGAGCTAAAGCTCATCTGTGTTTACTTCGTAGACTCAGTAAACACATTTTCTTTCTCTTTAATATTATCTAGACTGTGAAGTCATAATTCGCCCGTTTCCGGGCGATGGAATGATAGAGCATTATCTGAGCTGCTCGGTCATACTAGAATAAAGTGATTTGTATGCGTTTGCGTACATTTTAAAATGTATGCGTTCACGTACATCGGAGGCGGTAACCCTTAAACCCCCTACACCAGCTTCGCGATTAGTTACGGTTGGCAGTTATTCCCATTCTAGCGAAAATACTTACCATGACGGTTGGATCTTTTTCACAGAGCCGTCATCTTTTAAAGCCTAAAGTTAGCTTTTGTCTGTGGCACCCGAGCATCCGAACGCAAGACATTGCGCCCTCAACGGGGATCGAGAGACTCGATCAAACTGGGCCTATAGCCTATTTTTTGCCTATGATATGTGACCCATGGACTCGAACTGATATCTGTCCATTATAATAGTCAGTAGATTCTAAAACTTTATGAGTAAACTGTTCTCGTGCCTCTATGTATGAACACTGTGCCTTTGAATTACAATAGAATAATATTTCTCTAGTAAACTTATCTTTGCCTAACGTGTTTACATCTTCATTTAATACATCATTTGAACCATAATAATCACGCCAGTCTGATTCAACTTTACTTTTAATCTTTTTCTTTTTTTTAATACCATTTTTCTGTTTAACAACTTTATAAGTTGTTTTAGAAAACTTGGCTAGTTTTTTGCCTATGTATTTCCTACCAGTGACTGTATTTGTTATTAGATAAACAAAACCTATACAATCATCTGGTAGGACATCTACGATAGACCCATTATAGGTCCAAGACACTTACTTCTTAGCAGCCTTACGTGCGTTCTTTTCGGCTGTAATTTCATTACGACGAGCCTTAATAGCCTTACTCATCTCACCGAGGGCCTTACGTGCTCTTGTACCAGCAGCTGAGTTTCCATTAATAAACTTAGCATCTTCAATCTTCCATGCTGCAAACTGTTCTTCAATTGTTGTTACTACTTCACTCATTTTTTTCTCCTTTTAATCGCTTTTTACGTTCTTTTCTTTGTTGTTGTATTTCCATACGTCGTTTACGTGCGATTATACGTAGTTCTCCTAACGCATTTCTTGCATCAACTCCTGCACGATCACTTGTGCCAGTTTCCCACTTCTCATTATACTTGAAGTAGTTCCTTATAGCTATCATAAGTTGGTCGGTTAGGTCTGAATCACTCATTATATAGCGTTTTAATCCGTTATCTCGATATCATTTGAATAGTGAGTAAATCCGTTTTCTTTAATAACTCGCAATACATTATTAACACGACCTATTAGATCATCTTTGTGAGATATTAGGTAAATGTTCTTTTTGCTTTCACGGGCCATCTTCTTTAGAATAGCTAGGCTATGTTCAACACCTGCTGTATCCATACCACTATCGATTAACTCATCGATAAACAACAAGTTAATAGGTTGATAAAGATTTTCCCATATGTCACGGAAACTCCAACTCAACGATAAAATAAGTCGATTGCGCTCACCACGAGAAAGATTATCAAAATCCAGATCTTGACCAAGTTGTGTAATCTCCACTTGCAGATCGTTTTGGAAAGTTACCTGATGAGGTAATCCTGTACGATCTAAATAATAAGTTAAACGTTGATTTAGATAACTTAGATTTTGATCAATAATCTTCTTACGAATGAAACTATCTTTATTAGTAAGCAACTTGAGAAGGAATTCTTGATGTTCTTTTAACTTTGTTAACGTATTAATCAAACTCCAATCTATTTCCTGCATTGCTTTATTTTCAAGTTCTTCAATCTGTTCTTGATACGGATCAGATTCATTCTGCTTAGATTCATATTGGCTATACAAGTTATCTAAGTTGTTTTTATGTTCATATGCTTCATCGAAGCGATCATAGAAAGTAGTTGGCTTTGCTGCAAGATCACCTATTTCTTTTATCTGATCAACTATTGAATTATAGTTTTCTTCTATTTTTTCTTTATGTTCGATGCTGTCGTTAAGATCCTTAGTAAGCGAATCAACGATCTTATTTCTATTAGCATCGTGGAGTTCTTGTCCACAAGCATAACACTTATGATCATCCAGCTCATTAAGATTACGTTGGTGTTTATCTATCGCTTTTTGTGCTTGTCCTAAACTGCTCTCGATAGATGCTTTTTCTTTATTAAGAGACTTAAGCCTATCATTTTTAATTGACCAATCCTTAAGGACTGTATGTGACACAATCTCTTCTTCAATATCAACTTCTGATAGATGTTTAATAGCGGTTTCAATTTTTTTAAGATCTTCTTCTTGCTTTGCATACCAGGCTTTCTTTTTGATATGTAAGGATTCGATCGTAGCTTTAATACGCTCATTGCTTGCTTTCGTCGCTTCAATGTTTGCGTTCTCCTGTGTTATCTGATCTTTTGAGTTTTTAATCTCTTCTTTTAATAGATCCGCTTTTTCACTGAGAAGAGTGATGCCAAGTAACTGTTCAATCACTTCTCTTTGATCATTTGCCTTTAGACTTAGGAACGGTTCAGTATAGGTATTCAACGCTAATATATGTTTGAACATAGTATGACTCATACCAATAAGTTCATCAATAGAGTTTTGAGTCTTGCGGCTATCACCTTGGCTTTCATCAAGATCAGTTTCCTGTTCTTGATTATTGATATAAAACTTTAAGATATTAGGTTTCCTACCACGTTCAATGCGATAGTTAATGTTGTTTTTTTCAAAGTTAACTGTAACTAACATATTTTTTTGATTAATATTGTTGATTAGATTATCTCTTTTAATATTTGTTAATGCCTGACCAAAAAGTGCATAGCTAAGTGCGTTGATGATAGTTGTTTTACCTGTACCATTTCGACTACCACTATCGTCTCCGCCCATATCGATATTTTCACCTAACACTAGTGTTAACTGTTCCTTTTCAAAATCAACAGCCTGTGTCTGATTACCGATACTCATAAAGTTCTTAACAGTTAGATTCTTAATTTTAATCATAGGTTATTATAAATCTCCAGTAGGATCTTGGGATCATATGCGTCGCTATCAATGTTAATGATCTGATTAGTAACAATCTGATCAACACTTTCAAAGTTGGTTATTTCTAATGTACTATTGGTAGAATCTAGTTCTTTCTTCTCAGGAATCAGTGTACATTCGCGTATATCAAATCTATCCATAACGGTCTCTTTGATAAAGTTTGCTTCTTCAAAACTGATATTAATATCAAGTGCTACTCGTAGATGCATTTTTGATTTACAAATATTATCCATATCGTCAATAAGCTGACTTAGCTTAACTGTTCGATAACGAGGCATATCAGGCCAATCAATATATTGAGGAGATCCTCCCCATTCAAGCATCATCATACCACGTTCGTCGTCCCATGCATCTGCAAAATTATGAGGAAAAGCATTACCGATATAATGTATATTTCCCTTGTTCTGCCGCTTATGGAAATGTCCAGTAAACACATATTCATTATTTGCTAGGTCTTCTGCTTTAATATCACCGTGATCGGGCATTTGAACCATTGCGTTCATCATAAACATAGGAAGTTCAAAATGACCAAACATATAGCGACTTTTAAGTTTTGCGATCTTTTTCCACTCATCTCCAATGAGCCATGGAATAAATGCAACTTCATCCATAATGATTGGTTCGGTAATCATAGTAATACCCGGAACATGTCTACCAAATGCAACGCTATTCATATCACGTCTATCTTTATAATATAGATCATGATTTCCAGGAAAGAATATTACACGTTCAAAGTTTTTTCCAAGTTTTTCTAAACATTCAAGTCCAGAGTTCATAGTGATAATATTAATACTATTTCGATTATGATTCCAATCACCGCAAAAGATCGCAGTTTCACAACCTTGAGCTTTTGCGGTAACTATAAACCAATCAACAAAATCTATACAATCATCAGTATGACTTTTAGAATTTGACTTTAAACCAAAATGTATATCAGTAAATACAGCAGCTTTTTTAAAGAATTCCATGACACATCCTCATGATTACTTTAACATAGCCTCAGTTATTTGTCAAGTCTTACTCGCTAGATCCATTATTATATCGATCCTTTGACAGTTGCCATTCGTGATCGCCCTGTCTTGTATAACTTGGACTAAAGTTATTCATTTCTAATATATCATCACGGATATTTTGATTGCGCTTTTCAATATTAATGACCCTAACAAAACTATTAGTAACCGCAGCAGTAAAATAAGCAAATGGATTATTTGATTTACTTTCGTCAAACTGCAATCCAATTTGTGTAAGCTGTAGGATTGCCTGTCCGCGCATTTCGTCGTTGTATGTATATCCTCGAACGTTTCCTCTAGTAGCATATCGTTCGCAAAGTTTCATAAACATCTTGGCAAGTTTATTAGTAAACTGCCCTTGATCTTTACTAAAATAACCATTTTCCATACCACCAACCCAGTGGCTTTTCCCTACACATACGAGATTACCTTGGTCGTCATATTTCCAATGTTGGAACGGTGGAAAATTTACTTTATCGTGTGCATCTGCTACAGTTTTTGTCTTCTTCTTTCTACCCGGAGCAAGTGGAATGTGATCAAAGCTCATTATTCTAAATACAACATCTGTTTTGTTTATTTTTCTATAGTCTATTTCACAGTCGCTAAACTTGACTTTCTTATCACCTGAAAGTTTTTTCTGCTCAAAATCCTTATGCGATAGTTTTTTTGCTTGATTTTTCTTTGCAGCAGCTATTGTTCTTATATTAATCTTGTCCAAACTTGGCAATATAATATCATATTCAGAGTATGCTGGGTCAACAAAACTACAGTATGAATTCTTACTCTTGTGTATTTCTTCTAGTAAATCTTTGTTATTTAAATAGTTTACTTTCGCCATTTATGATATCTCCATTTGTATTATAATATGAGCACATTATTTTTGCAATAAATATCTTTATAGGAGTCTCCTCATGCCCGATCAATCTAATGTTGATGTTTTACCGTCCAACTACTCACCTCCGGATTTTAATTCCTTTTTATCTGCTTTTCAATCTTCGGATCCAAATGTTGCCATTAGTCAAGCTCGTAGTGCAGGTATTCCTTTAGGAGCAAATCCTAATCCAACATTCCAAACACAACAAGCTGCAACTTTTAATACATCTCCTGAAAACAAAGATTGGAGAGTCAAAATATCAGTTCCAACTTCTGCTATTCCTATAACTGGAGCACTTGCACCTTTACAGCAAACCGGTGGTGCGATGATATTTCCTTTCTTACCTACGATTACAATGAGTCACACAGCGAACTATCAACCTATGGACATTGTACATATTAATTATCCATTTTATGCATATAAGAATAGTCAAGTGGATGAGATTAATATAACAGGAAAGTTTACAGTCCAGGATGCGAACGAAGGTCAATATTGGTTAGCAGTTGTGCATTTTTTAAGAACAGTTACAAAAATGTATTTTGGTCAAGGCGCCAACTTGGGAAATCCTCCACCTATATGTACATTAAATGGATATGGCGATTTTGTTTATAATAATCTTTCTGTTGTGATAAAATCATTTACAGTTACTATGCCTGCAGATGTTGATTATGTATCAACGCAGTTAACTAGTTTTACACCGGGTGCTGGATCCTCAAATGAAAACTTTGTACCAGCTATTTCGGAAATAACAGTAGTCTTATTACCTGTATACAGTCGAGATAAGATCAAATCATTTAACTTAACTAACTTTGCACAGGGTCAGTTAATAATAGGAGCAGATGGGAGATCATTTATATAATGGCAAAATATTCTTATTCAAGTCCTTGGTATAATACTCCGCAGAATAATCTATATTTAGATATATGGGTTCCTAGACCTATTCCAACATTTTCTGATGATATACAATATACCATACAGCCACAATATAACTATAGACCAGATCTATTAGCATTTGATCTTTATGGAAATCCTCATTTATGGTGGGTATTTGCACAGAGAAATGCTGATATTATTTTTGATCCTATATACGATTTTCGAGTAGGAACAACAATACAGCTTCCTAGAAGTTCGTCACTATTACCTTCATTAGGATTGAAATAAGTCATGGGATATGATGCAAACGGAAACTATGATGGTGTGCCTAATGATGCAGGATCATTAACGGCTCCATCTTCTAATACTACGCCAAACTCTCCAGGTGTAGTAGTTACTGGAGATTCAAATCAAAATACTCCAAATAATCAAACGAATAGTCCAAGCGGTAATCCAGCTACTGCTCCGGGATTAACTGATCAAACACAAAATACAAATCTATCACAGTTTCCGGCAGCAGAGGCTAACCCTCTAGACAAATATGCTTCATTTAACTGTTTGTTTACACTTGCATGTTTAAGTCCTAATCAACAGAATGGCGGTAAGTTTAGTTCTTCTCAACTTACTAATGTTATAATTTCATCAAAAGGTGATTGGGGTAAAAATAATAGAGCTACAACAATATTTGGACAGTTTGACTATTTTATAGATGATGTACTCATCGCAAATACCGCAACCCCCAACAGTCAAACCGGTTCTACATTTGCCACAAAGATTACTTTTAAAGTTATAGAACCTTATAGTATGGGTTTATTTTTATTAGCGTTAAATGAAGGGTCAACAGCATCATCATTTAAGAACTTTAGAGAAGCACCTTATCTATTAATGATTGAATTTGCAGGATTTGATCAAACAGGTAAAGGTGAACTCAATCCAGCATTAACTAGATATATTCCTATTAAATTCATAAAAATAACTTTTAAAGTAACCCAAGCAGGATCTGTATATGAATGCGAGGCTATACCTTATAACCACGTTGCATTACAAGATAAACAATCAGTAGTAACTGTTGATACAAAATTAGAAGGCGATAATGTAAAAGATCTTCTAACCGGACCTGTAGGATTGTTAGCTCAAGTTCGAAAACATTGGCAAACTTTGGTTGCTAACAAAACAGTAACAGCGTATGATCAAATTGATATACAGTTTCCTAAAGATTTCCAAGATCCTGGAGATAGTGGGAATGAAATATCAAAAAGTGTATTGTTTAAAGATTTAAATGACAATGGAACAGTACAGTTTCCAGCTAATGATGAGATGTTTGATACTGTTAAACAAATTTATACAAATAGTAAGTTAAAAGCTGTTACTTCAAAAAATATGACATTTAGCCAAGGTTTAAAAATTGAAGATATTATTTCTGAAGTGGTTATGAGAAGTGATTATATTGCCAAACAGTTGTTACAGGGATCTATAAAAACAGATGAAAAAGGAATGATGCATTGGTTTAGGATAGAAACACAAGTAATGGATCTAGATCATAATGCATCTTTAGGTAGACAAAATAGAAAGTTGATTTATAGAGTAGTTCCTTATGACGTACATGTTGAAAAGTTTCTACCACCAGATACTAAACCTCCCGGTTACGATAATCTAAAAAAGACTGTTAGTAGGGTTTATAACTATATCTATACAGGATTGAATACAGAAATACTTTCTGTTGATTTACAGTTTAATATGGCATTCTTTGCCGATTTGCCAGCAGATGCTACGGGTCGTACAGCTATGAATAACTCAAATCAGGGTGGTCCGGGTGCAGGCGGCAAAGAACCAAATAATCGAGTTGAAACACCAACAAGCTCTGATGATACAAAAGAAGCAACAACTTCGGTTGGATTAACAGCCAATAAGGATTCACAAACAAATAATACAACTACATCAGGAACAGATGGAGCTGAAACGAGAAAAGTTAAAACTATGAATGCTCTATTAGCTAAAGAAGGTGAAATGATAGAGCTAAAGTTAAACGTTATGGGTGATCCTTATTATATTACAAGTAGCGGAATGGGAAATCAAATAGTACCACAAGCTACTTCTAATAAATTAACAGATGGATCTATGAATATACAGAGCGGACAAGTGGATTTTATTATTAACTTCCGTACCCCAGTTGATTTAGACCCGGCAACTGGATTATATAAGTTTGATAGAAGTGTTGATATGTGGAGTGGACTATATCTGTTACTCGATATTGAATCTAGATTTAATCACAACAAGTTTACACAGGTCCTTCGAGGATCTCGACGCCGTCAACAGGTATCTGGTTCTGGACCAATAGTACCTGTTTTAGGCAGCTAATAATGGAGTAAAGAATGTCATACGATAGTCGCCAACGCAATGATGAATATAGAGACGGGCTTTCGTCTCCTGGACCATATATTGCAAGGATAGTTAATAATCTTGACCCTATGAAACAGGGATCATTAGAAGTTGAGTTGTTAAGAAACGTAGGTAATCAAGATTCAGCTAATCAGCAGTTATATGTTGTTAGATACCTAAGTCCGTTTTATGGTACTACAGATGTTGAGCTCAACGGAAATGATCCAAAAAGTTTTAATGATACACAAAAAAGTTATGGATTTTGGTTCGTTCCTCCTGATACAGGAAGTCTGGTCATGGTTATCTTTGTTGATAGTGATCCAGGACAGGGATATTGGATGGGATGTATCCAAGATGCTTATATGAATCATATGATTCCTGGACTAGCAGCTAGTAAAGCATTCGCTGATCAGCATCAAGAAAATAATGAAACAGAATGGAAATCTCCAACAGCTACAACAGATAGATATCCAGATGCTAAGGTTTTACCAGTTGGTGAGTTTAATAGATTTGCCATTAGAAGCGGAGCATTAACAGTTAATCCTAGCATAGATGACATTACAAAACCATTACATCCAATGGCAGAAGTTTTGTTAAATCAAGGAACTATATACGATCCTACTAGAGGAACTACTACTAGTAGTGCTCGTAGAGAAGCACCTAGTTCTGTATTTGGTATCAGCACTCCGGGACCTGTCGATAAAAGAACTAATGCTAAAAAAGGCAGTATAGGTAGGCAAGACAATAAAATTACCAAGTTTATCAGTCGACTCGGTGGCCATCAGTTAGTTATGGATGATGGTAATGATAGAAGATTACGTAAAACTAAACCTAGTGAAGGTCCTATCGAATATGCTGATCTTGAAAATGGAGAAACTGGATTAGTTGAATATCCAGAAGATGAGTGCTTCCGTTTAAGGACTAGGACAGGACATCAAATCCTGATGCATAACAGTGAAGATTTGATTTACATCTGTAATTCAGGTGGAACTGCTTGGATGGAGTTTACTAGTAACGGAAAGATTGATATCTATTGTGAAGATAGTATAAGCATACATAGTGAACAGGATTTTAACTTTGTAGCTGACAGAGATATTAGCTTACATGCAGGACGATCATTAAATCTATATGCAGGTACTAGGATAAACTCACACTCAGAAGATCATACAAGTATTAAATCGGGTGTTGGCATTTCTATGAAATCTGAAACAACTACACATGTTGATTCACCTGATGGTATGCATTTTAATAGTAAGACATTAAGTTTAAACTTGGAAGAAATTAAGTTAACAGCAAATACGATTGATATTTTAGCTGGTACAAACTTACATATGTCTGCTAAATCAGGTAATGTGGAAATAAAATCCGGAACCAACACAATGATAACTTCTGGATCTCTAACACATCTTTTAAGTGGTGGTGCAACACGTATTACTGCTTCCGCGATACAAGCTACTGCATCTGGCAGTATATTGGTAAAAGGTGGAACAATTGGAGTTAAAGCATCAAACGATTTACAGTTAAAGGGTGCTAATATACATCTTAATGGTCCAGTTCCTCCGGATCCAACAACTGCTGAACAAGCAGTAGAAGCAACACCAGCTCCTGCACAAGCAGTTACTACTCCTCCTACTGCTGCTGGCGGAGCAGGCGGTGGTGGTGGTTCTGGTCAAGCTGGCGGTGCTACAGGTGGAGCTCTTACACTATTTCCAAATCCAAAAGCAGGATTAACTATAGTTAAGCGTGTACCAACGGCTGAACCTTGGCCTTATCACGAAAATAAAAATCCTCCAGGGCAGATTCCGGATCTTACTGATAGAGAAACTATCGAAATGCCTTATGCTAAGGATGAACCTCAGATCACAATCAGGAGCACTGATGATTCCTTGGCTACACCTACAGCTAGAGGCGGAACAGTAGATGAAGGAAATCCAGGAGGTCTAACACCGGGTGTTAATATTCAAGGAAATAGATTAAGACAGAGAAGAGATGATTCTGGTTCAAATACTGATCCAAATCAAGCTGTTTCTAATCCATTAAGTGAAAGACAACTGTCTACTATGCCTAGTGATTGGGTACAAGATAAAGAATTCTTAGCCAAAGCACAAACTCTTGCAGGAAAGTATGGAATGCCTTTAGAAGAGTTCCTTGCATTTATGTGGTTTGAATCTGCACATACAATGAGTCCTTCTAAAACTAATAGTTTAGGTTATACAGGATTATCTCAGATAGGTAAGAAAGCATGTAAACAAATGTCTTCAACATATGGTAAAAATATTACTACAGATATGTTAAGACAAATGTCTAGAGTTGAACAACTTGATTGGGTTGAGAAATATCTAGATATGGCTGCGAAACAGGGAGGTGTAAGCCCACCGTTAACTATCGGAACACTATATATGTTAGTTGCATTACCTGCTTACGCTAAAAAACCAGATAATGCAGTATTATATCCAATAGGATCAGATATTTGGAGTGCCAATCCGGCATGGAGAGATCCGTATGGCGGACGTGACGGCGGCGGCCCAGTAACACCAGCAGGTATTAAGAGAAACGTTGGTCCTAGATCAATAGCAGCAGTTAAACAGTTATTAGCCAAGGGCGGTGCCGCCGGTGCCGGTGGTGATAATACTGCTGCTCCACCAGTAACACCATCTCCACCACCTACTCCGACCCCTCCGACCCCAAATTAAGATTGATAAGTATATGATAGGAAATAATAATGTCTATACAAGGTTATAATAATATAAAAATAGGTCCTAATACTACAGATGTGGGTCCCAAACCTCTTGTTAGCCGTTCTTATCGAGGATTTAGTACTGTTAGCACAGATACTGTAGGAGTATCTTTATATGACTTACCTCTTATCAAACAAGATTTGATTAACAACTTTCATATTAGAAAAGGTGAAAAGTTAGAAAATCCTAACTTTGGAACTATAATATGGGATCTATTATATGAACCGTTAACTGAACAAGTTAAAACTCTAATAACAGCAGATGTTACTGATATACTTAATTCTGATCCCAGAGTTAATCCTACTAATATAACAGTTACACAATATGATTATGGAATACAGATAGAAGCTACACTAGTGTATCTTCCATACAATATTCAGGAAAAACTACAGTTTGAGTTTGATAATAGGAATGGAATAACTTAATAAAAACCCACGTTATTTTTAAAATAAATAAAAGAAACGGGATCGCATAATGTCAATAACTGGTCGTCAAAATAATCTATTTCTAGCTGAAGATTGGAAAGTCATTTATCAGACATTCCAAAATGTGGATTTTACTAGCTATGATTTTGAAAATCTACGAAGGATGATGATTAACTCTCTTAGAGAGAACTTTCCTGAAGGCTTTAATGATTATATAGAATCTAGCGAATATTTGGCATTGATTGATCTTATCGCTTTTGTGGGTCAAAGTCTTGCATTTAGGATGGATTTAAATGCTAGAGAAAACTTTTTAGAACTAGCAGAGCGTAGGGAAAGTGTTTTACGTTTAGCACAGTTGTTGAGCTATAATGCCAAACGAAATATTTGTGCTTCTGGATTACTTCGAGTTGATTCGGTATCAACTTCTGAAAATGTGCTTGATTCTACTGGGAGAGATTTATCTAACCTAGAAGTAACATGGAATGATGTTACAAATACCAACTGGTTCGATCAGTTTATTACTATTATGAATGCTTCGATGATTTCGGGTATAGAGTTTGGTTTTCCTGAATCATACGACACTATTAATGGAATATATACAGAACAATATAGAGTTAATAGCTCAATAAAAGATCTAGCTTTATTTTCATTTTCTAAACCGGTTGATGGAAATCCTGTTTCATTTGAAGTTGTTAGTACAGTAATAAAAGATAATGCATTACAAGAAGATCCACCGATGGTTGGAAATCAGTTTGCTTTAGCATATAGAGATGATGGCACTGGTTATAGTAGTATTAATACTGGTTGGTTCATGCATTTTCGACAGGGTGTTACACAAAAGTTAAACTTTGCTATCAATACTCCTGTATCTAATCAAATAGTTAACATTAATGATACTAATATAAATGATTCTGATATATGGTTATATTCTTTAGATAATCTAGGAAATGAAACCCAAATGTGGACCAAAGTACCTGCTATCACTGGTAGCAATATCATTTATAATAGTATTGATAAAACTATTAAAAATATATATTCTGCTCAGACTATCGCAAATGATTCAGTTAACTTAGTTTTTGCTGATGGTGTTTTTGGTAACTTACCTAAAGGATCTTTTAGATCCTATTATAGAACATCAAATGGTGCTACTTATATTATTAATCCAAAAGATCTAAGAGGAATAATAATAACAATACCTTATATTTCTAAATCGGGATCAACAGAACAGTTAAAGCTTGTTGCTTCTTTAAAATCTACCGTTACTAATAGTTCAGTAGCTGAAACAAATGCAGAAGTAAAGCGCCGAGCACCAGCTGCTTATTACACACAAAATAGGATGATAACAGGTGAAGATTATAATCTTGCACCATTAAATGTTAGTCAAAATATAGCAAAAGTTAAAACTATTAACAGAACTTCTAGTGGGATCAGTAGGAACTTTGATCTAATAGATGCTTCTGGAAAATACAGTTCTACTAGTGCGTTTTGTACAGATGGGATAATATATAGAGAAGAACTTGAAAACAGTTTTGATTTTAAGTTTTCAACTAAATCCGAGATAGAATCGATAATAATAAATCAAATACAACCTTTAACAAAGTTGTCTTTTATGAGAGATTTTTATTATGAGAAGTATACTAACATATTAGTTACTGATACTGTAACATATTTTCAACAAGCTACAAGCGGGTATAATGAAAGCACAGGATATCTATCAGACGTTAATAAAAATCCTCTAAAGATCGGAACTTATACTTTAAGCAGTCTTAAGTATTTTGAACCAGGATCATTAATAAAAGTAGTACCACCAACTGGTTATTATTTTTCTGATAAAAATACTTTGACCACTATAAATACTTCAACAACTAGAGATATGATCTGGGCATATGTAGTTTCGGTTGTTGGAGATGGTACTGCGTCTGGATTAGGAACGCTATCAACTGGTATCGGTCCCATTGTAATCAGTCAAAATATTCCCAGTGGTTCTATAATAACAAGAATAATTCCAAAGTTTCTAGGATATCTAGCATCGGACGTACAGTCTTTAATGATTGATTTTATATTCAACTATAAAAACTTTGGTTTGAGATATGATATAAATTCTCGTACATGGATAATAATACAAGATAGAAACTTAAACCTTATCTCTCCATGGAGTAATGGTCGTGCTGGAGATAACAGCGGAACACAAGTTGATAGTAGCTGGCTAATATCTTTTGAAACTGATGGCGAAAAATATACAGTTACATACAGAGGACTTGAATATTATTTTGAATCTATCATTGAAAATCGCTTTTTCTTTGATGGTACTAGGAATATCTATGACACAACAACCGGTCTTTTACAAAAAGACAAAGTTTCTGTATTGAAATTTAACACTATACCTAACAGTTCACTAACTCTTTCACGAGATTATGATTGGGAAATTGTTGGAACGACAGTACAAGATGATGGCTATACAAGTAGTAAAGTTGTTAAGATTACTTTTTTTGATAGTAATGATGATGGTATTGTTGATAATCCGGAACAGTTTGATCTCATAGTTGATGCAACTACAACAAACACAAACAGATTTGTTTTCTTTGAAAAATATGTCACTAACGAATACACTGAAGATTATCGATATATTTCTAATAATAATAATATGTTTATTATATTATACGATGAATCTTATGTAGGTAGTCTATTAAACTATACAGATGGGCAGTTATTTTATTTTTATAATGAAGATGTTGTTAAGCAACTAAACTTATCATCCGGCAAACTTATTACTAATAAAGATTATTATGCTAATATTGGTAGAAGTGATATCTATTTTTATTATCTGCATAATGCAGATTCAACAACTAGAATAGATCCTAGCTCTTCCAATATAATGGATGTTTATCTATTAACTAAAGATTATGATGTTCAATATAGAAAATGGTTAAAGGGTGATATTGCTGATGAACCATTGCCACCTAGTACTACTGATCTAAGATTAACTTATGGAACATCTTTAGATAAAATAAAAAGCATAAGTGATGATATAATATACCATCCGGTAAGATATAAAGTATTATTTGGTAAGAATGCAGATATAAAACTACAAGCAACATTTAAAGTAGTAAAGAACCTAGAACAAGTTATAACAGATAATGATATAAAATCTAGGATTATTAAAGCAATAAATGAGTTTTTTGCTATTGATAACTTTAACTTTGGAGATACTTTCTTTTTCTCCGAGTTATCTGCATACGTAATGACAAAGTTAACACCTTATATAACAACTTTTATTATTGTACCAACTAATGATGCTCAAGTTTACGGTAGTCTACAACAGATCACATCTGCATCTAATGAAATATTCATTAGTGGAGCATTAGTTAGTGACGTTGAAATTATACAAGGATTAACAGCATCTCAGCTAAAAACAACAGGTTATATACTTACAACATCAGTTTCGGACGTCACTAATACAAATATTATGAGTTCTTCTAGCAAATAAGATATCGGAGTTTGAAAATTTAAATGGCAAATAATGATCAAAATGAGTTTCCATTACCTGTAACTATAACACAGGAAAATAAGAGAGAAACTTCTAATCATCTTCCTAAGTTCTTCCGCACAGCAAAGAACTCAACCTTTTTAAAAGGAACGCTTGATTCATTAACACAACCAGGAAAACTTATCCATATTGATGGATATGTTGGAAGAAAAGATATTCCTAACTATGCGATTGATGACAACTATATTCCTGCTCATTCTATGGATCGTGTTTATTATCAGTTAGAACCTGCTATCTTAAATGAAGATATAGTAAACGGTGATGTAAAATGGTATGCTGATTATATTGATTACATGAATTCTTTAAAGTTTTATGGAGCTCCAGTTAACAATCACGATAGACTTAACAAACAAGAAGCATATGCTTGGAATCCTCACATAGATTGGGATAAGATCTCAAACTTTAGAGAATATTATTGGTTACCAAATGGTCCTGATCCAATAACAATCTATGGACATATTGAAACAACAACATCAACATATACAGTAACTAGTCAGAATGAATTAGATAATGTCGCTTATATTTTCAGTCCTGATGGATTAACAGCAAATCCTAGATTAACACTTTATAGGGGAGTTACCTATCAGTTTAATATTAATACTCCAGGAAAACCATTTTGTATCAAAACATTACCTGTAACAGGGGATGGATATTTTTATTCTGTTGGTATCAATAATCAATCTGTAGAAAATGGTATTTTAGAATTCCAAGTTCCGTATAATGCTCCTGATCTTTTATATTACTTAGATAATAAAGATTTGAATACATCCGGAATGATTGATATTAAAGATATTAAGGATTCGGCAATACTTGATATTGAATCTGAAATATTAGGAAAAAAGAACTTTACTAGTAGCACAGGAATAGAGTTTATAAACGGACTTAAGATAAGTTTTGTGGGGCAAGTTTCACCGTCTAGTTATACCGATGGATTTTGGTATGTAGAAGGTGTTGGTGATAAGATTAAACTAATAAACTTTAAAGATCTAGAAACTCCTGTAGTATATGGTCCTGTTGTTGATGTTCCTTTTGATTATCAACCATTTGATTCGCAACCATTTGAAACTGCCGCTAACTATCCTTTGGATAAGGATTATATAACGATTAATCGATCTTCTAGAGATAGAAATACCTGGTCTAGAAACAATCGTTGGTTCCATCGTACAGTTTTAGAAACTACTGCAACTGCAAATAATCAAATAGCAATATTAGATCAAACACAGAGGGCAAAGCGTCCTATTATTGAATTTGATCCTAATATTAAACTTTATAATCACGGTTGGGTAGCCAAGAAAGATGTTGATCTTATAGATACAACAACTGTTGATGTATTTTCAACAATAGAAGGAAAGACAGGATATAATATAGATGGTGTAGATCTAATACCTGGGCAACGTATTCTATTCCTTGCTGATCCGGATATACTAGTTAATGGTAGGATTTTTGAAGTTAAATCTGTATTCCTTTTTGATGAAGGTAGAATTTCTCCATCTATTCCTAACTTTGGTAGAACACAACTTACTTTACAAGAAGTAGTAGACACTGAACCACAAGAAGGTGAAGTTGTTTATGCTACATCCGGAAAAAAATATAAAGGATCGCCATTTTATTATCAAGATGGATCATGGCATGCTGCTCAAAAGAAGATCAAAAAGAATCAGTTTCCTCTTTTTGATCTTTTTGATAAAAATTTAAATAGTTTCTCTTCTAATAGTGTATATCCTTATAATAACTTTTCTGGAAACAGGATTTTTGGATATATGATTGGATCTGGAACTACAGATACTGAATTAAACTTTCCTCTTTCATATCTCAATATTAATAACATTGGAGATATACAGTTTAACTTTGATCTCCAAACTGAAACTTGGACATATCAATCAACTAATAGAGTTCTCATTACCTTAAACTCATATTCCGGGTTTTTAAGAAAGTTTGAAGATAATAACACATTTACATATAGCAATGGATGGACTTCTACAGATGTTAAACTACAACAACCTGTTGTGAGAGTTTTAAAAATAGAAAGTGTCTCATCTCGCATAGCTATTGATGTTTTTGATAATAGTGCTTATATAGAAAATATAAGTTTTCTAGTATATGTTAATGATGTAAAGCGAACTGACGTTTACCGACAAAATATAAACAATACAGCATATCTTTCATTTTACAACGGATTATATCCTGGAGATAAGGTAGTTTATAAGGTATTCAGTACTTTTCCAAAAAATCTCAAAGGGTATTATCAAATACCTCTCAACTGGCAACATAATCCATTAAACGATGTAATATCCAGTTTTACTTTTGGTGAAGTTATTGATCACGTATCTAGTATAGTTGATAACCTAGCTGATTTTACTGGGCCATTTCCAGGAATAAGCAACTTATCTAATCTAGGTCCTATTTCAGAATATGGTCGACGTTTCTTACAACATTCTGGATCAATGCCATTAGCTGTACATTCTATAATCGATAAAGATGCTAATGTAATCAAATCTTTAAGATGGACTACTGAACAATACTCATTATTTAAAAAGGAATTTCTATCTATAGCAACTTCAAATGTATTTGAAGGAACTGTTACTGAGATAGTAGATTTAATTTTATTAAAATATTCAGAACCAAAATATGTAGATACTTCACCATTTTATTTTTCAGATATGGCACCATACGGTGGCTCGTCAAATAAAGAATATATAGTTACGGATCCGAGATTACCTTATTTTGTTATTGATAATATTTTTAAACCAGCAGATCAAAATAGACGTGCTGTATTAGTCTATCTAAATGACGAACAGTTAATACGAGACATTGATTATCAGTTCATAACTGATGATGCATTTGTTAAGATATTACGACCATTAGCTATTGGTGATACTATTTTAATAAGGGATTTTATTACCACAAATGCTTGTTTTATTCCTTATACACCTAGTAAGCTAGGATTATTTCCAAGTTATGTTCCTAGAATATATGTTGATGACACATATCGCGTTCCGACAACTGTGATACAGGGCCATGATGGAAGTATAATCAAAGCATACGGTGATTTTAGAGATGATTTAATATTAGAAATAGAAAAAAGATTCTATAATAATCGACGTGTTGAATATGATTCTGATATATTTGATATGAAGACAATATTTCCAGGTTTTTATAGAAAAACAGCATTTGGCAAAACTGAAATAAATTCTATCATGTTGTTAGATTTCCTAAGATGGAATGCTAATATAGATCAAGATTTTAATGCCAATAACTATTATATTGAAGAGGATTCTTTCACTTATAACTACAATAAATCTTCAACTCCTAGCCTTTCAGATACTCTTCCAGGATACTGGAGAGGTGTATATATGTATTTTTATGATACAGATCGCCCACATACATGCCCTTGGGAAATGCAGGGTTTCACTGTTAAACCTGATTGGTGGGATACTGTTTACGGTAATGCGCCCTACACAAGTGAAAATAAGATCATGTGGGATGCGATTGAAGCAGGTATTATCAATGATCCAATGAATCTGAGGACTGACTTATTTTATGCTCGTCCAGGATTAAAGGATTATATTCCTGTTGATAGTGACGGAGCACTTTTAAGCCCATTAGCAAGTAACTTAGCTACTAACTTTTCATTATTAAATGCATTGGGACAATATTCATTTGGTGATATTGCTCCTGTTGAAAATGTTTGGAGAAGATCGAGTGAATTTCCTTTCTCAATAATATCAACTTTGTGTCTATTACGTGGATCAGAATATATTGCTAAAATGTGGGATCGCTTTAGGGTCAAGAGGAATATTATAGGACAAATATATTGGGAACCTACAGATACTAGGATACAGTTATCTAACTTAGTATTTCCTGAATCTGTAGTAAATGATTCAATCACTGCCGGAAGTTTTACTTGTGGATTGGTTAATATTATTGAAGATTATGTTTTTACTCAACGTTACTCAAATCTAGAAACATATCATGATAGAATTAAAAATCTAAACTTTAAGTTATCATATCGCATTGGCGGATTTACTAGTAAAGAACAGATTAACGTACTATTAGATAGTCGTAGTCCTAGTGCTTCAGGAACATTTTTCTTACCTTTAGAAAACTATAAAATATTTTATAATGTAAGTGCGCCTATAGCTACTGTATCTTATAGCGGTGTTATAATAGAAAAACTAGGAGCTGATTATCCGCAATGGATTTCTAAAAAAAGATACAAGAGAAATACACTAGTTATATTCCAAGGCGATATCTATGTTTGTATGCAAGAACATATATCAAATAGCGAGACTAACCTAAATTCTGTACAACAGTTCCAAGCAGATTCTTTTTATTGGTTAAAACAAAAAGTAGCTGTATCAGGATATAGAGTTAAGGGTTATGATAAAGAACATAACTATTTTTCTGTTGTCCTTCCTTTAAGTACTGCTACTGATCCTTCTATCAATGTAGGAGGAGTATCAGAGTCATTCTTAATATGGACATCTGGTGTATTTTATCCTAAAGGAGTACTAGTTAAGAATGATGAGAAATATTTTAGATCATTAATCGGTCATACTTCTTCTGATTTTTTCACACAAGATATAGCTAAATGGACATCAATTTCTAAAGTTCCAATAGAAGGCGGTGTTACAGTTATAAAAAGAACTAGATTTAGAGATAATCCAACTAAAGTTCCATATAATACTATTTTTAAAGATGTACAGTCCGTTGTTGATTTCTTATTAGGCTATCAAAAAGCATTAGAGGATATGGGATTCTTATTTGATGAATATAATACGGATCTAGATGCACCTATGAACTGGCTTACAAGTGCAAAAGAGTTTATGTTCTGGTCCCTACAGAAATGGGCATCTGGAGCAATAATAACTCTAAGCCCTAGTGCAAACTTAGTTAAGTTTAGATCAAAAATAATTGCATCAGTTGATAACTTTTATGAAGATTCTTATGATTATAGTATTTTTAAAGCAGACGGATCACCATTAAGACCTGAGTTGAATAGTATTACTCGAACTGGTAATAGTTTTATAATGACTCCTGTTACTCAAACCAATGATGGAATATATCATGTTAGAACTAACTTAGTTTACAAAGAACATATATTAGTCTTAGATAATGTTTCTATATTCAACGATATAATATATGATATTGTTCCTGGCTATCGACAGGGTCGAGTAAAGTTAAATGGATTTAAAACTGGAAGTTGGGATGGTGGATTTACTAGCCCAGGATTCGTTTATGATAATGCTACTATAACTGATTGGGTTCAGTATTCAGATTATAGTTTAGGAGATATGGTTACATATCAAGGATATTACTTTACAGCCATTAAAAATATAATGGGTAAAGATTCGTTTGATTATACTGATTGGAAACAGTTATCAAAGCCTCCAAAACCCGGATTAATACCTAACTTTGATTATAAAGTTGAACAGTTTAGAGATTTTTATAGTTTAGAAGCCAGTAACTTTAACTATGATCAACAGAAGCTTGCAAGGCATTATATTGGTTTCCAAGAAAGGCAATATCTCAGCGATATCATTGTTGATAATGTTTCTCAATATAAGTTCTATCAAGGATTCATTAAAGAAAAAGGAACACTAAACAGTGTCTCTAAACTATTTGATGCACTAAGATCTAGTGGTTTTAGTTCTGTTGATATAAAAGAAGAATGGGCATTTAAAGTTGGAGATTATGGATCTTCCGATACTATACTAGAAATTGAAATACCGTTAGTTGAAGAAAAATTTAGATTTAATCCTCAAAACGTTTTATTAACACAGCAAACTGATATCAATAATATTACCGCATTTAATGTTCTACCTAACATGGTTTCAGTTAAACCTAGCAACTATGATAGTAATCCATTTAGCACAATTAATTTAAGTCTTTCACAAAATAACTACGGCGTGTTCAAATACATGGTTGCTGGCTATGTTAGAGATGAAGATGTTAATCATATCATTTATAATGAAACAGCATTAATGAACTATGATATTACTTTACTTAACGAAACTGATAAGATATGGTTAGGATATACCTCAACCAATGATTGGAATGTATATGAATATGTAAAATCAAATACATTGGTAACTAACTGGTCTGCTAGCGGAAATACATTAACATTAGAATGTAATGTATCACCTGATGTTGTTGTTGATCAGATAATAGTTCTTAAAAATCTAGCAGTATTGGATGGATTTTATAAAGTACAGAGAGTTTATAGCACTACTATTGAACTCTTTACATTCAATACTACGTTATATAAAGTTGATTCAGATAGCACCCATGGTTTCATATTCAAACTAGAATCGTCTAGATTTAGTACACTTTCATCTGTATCAGCTAAGAGATATAATACTTCTAATATTAGAGGACAGACAATTTGGGTAGATTCAGATAAATCTAACAGATGGTTAGTATTAAAGAATCAAGATTCGTTTACTAAAACTGAACTACAACCAAAAACATTATTATCAGATCAGCAGTATGGATATGAAGTTAAAATAAGTGGTAACGGATTAAAAATGTTTGTTACTTCTCTAAAGGATTCTGCTGAAACTGTATTTATTTATTCTCGTGCTAATGTTCAGAGCAACTGGGGATTAATACAGTCCTTATCTTTACCAGTAACTAGATTCCAAGTTTCTGGTATAGAAGATTTTGGAACTAGTATAGATACTAACTTTTCTGGAAACACAGTTATTATTAGTGCTCCTAAACTTAGTAACTTATATACTTTATATGTTGGTTCATACGATCCTTATGGCTCATACTTTACAAATGACATTGTTAAAAAAGATGATAAGTTATGGAAAAATAAACACGGAGCAACTGCATTTAATACAACAAATTGGGAAGAAATTTTTGTATATTCTGCGGTTGATGATATTAATCGAGGACATCCAAGTGGATTAACTGGACAAGGTTGTGTTATAGTTTATACTTACAATGTTGGTACCAACAAATATGATATTGAAATAGTTTTAGGTTCATATGATCCTGTACAAAATGAAAACTTTGGTACTAAAGTAAGGATGTCTGAAGATGGATCAAATACTTGGTTATTTGTTTCAAGCGAAAACTACAATAATAATACAGGTAGAGTTCAGATATTTAAAAAAGAAAACGGAAGTTGGAAGTTTAATACACAACGATACTTAGATTTTACAAATATTTTAGGAACCTTCCCTGCGGGATCACAAGATCCTTTTTCTCAAGCAGGAAAGTATGGACATGATATTGATTGCACTACAGGTGCTTTAAGACTAGTAGTTTCTGCACCATTAGTTAACTCAGGATCATCGATTAATGTTGGTGCTGTTTATGTTTTTGCAAGAGACAATGATGATTTCAATCTAGTTGAAGTGATAGATAAAAATACATTACTTAATGGATTGATTCCAAATCATGTTGGTGGTGATAGCTATCTAAGTCCATACGATTTATTTGGTTTCAGTGTGGCAATATCTGACAAAGGATTGTTTGTATCTTGTCCAAATGACGATAACGGGGGAACTAATGCAGGATCTATTTACATATTTGTTGGAGATTCATCTGATAGTTCTAGCAACCTTTATAGACTAACACAGCTTGTCTATCCACCATCAACCCTTGATAATGAAAGATTCGGAACTAAAATAAAAATAAGTCCAGATGGAAATCTATTAGCATCATCGGCTATAGGTGGTGACAGCATTATGTCTGTAACATTTGATGTACATTCGGCTAGATTACAAGACGGATCTTATGTATTAGATAGTAATAGTGCCGAACAACTAACTCCAACAACATTTGATTCAAACGGAACTGTGTTTAGCACTCGTGTTCCTTATACTGGATCAGTTTATGTTTATAATAAGTTTGATGACGTGTTTATATACGGCGATAAACTTATGCCAGCGGATGGATTATCTATTGACGACAACTTTGGTGCATCTATTGATATTATTAATAATATTATTGTTGTAGGAACACCTAACAAGTTTATTAAAAACACAAGAGTTGGTACAACATTTGCATTTTCTTATAGCAATCTAAGTTGGACTGTATCATCGTCTCAAGATTCAGTGATTGATATACAAAAGTTTAAGAAAGCGTTTGTATATAATACCGAAACAAACAAACTGATAGAAAATCTAGACTTTATAGATCCTGCTAAAGGTCGCATTGCTGCAATCGCTGAACAAGAAATTAAATACCAAACTTTTTATGATCCGGCAGTATATGAATACGGATTTAATACAGAAGTATCTATTGATCAAAGTGCGCCTTGGACAGACGAACATGTTGGAGAAGTTTGGTGGAACCTAGGAACAATCAAGTATACTTGGTATGAACAAGGTGATGCTAACTATAGGAGTAGTAACTGGGGAAGGATTTTCCCAGGATGCTCTGTAGATATCTATGAATGGGTTGAATCTACATATCTTCCTAGTAAATGGGCAACATTAGCAGATACTGATGCAGGACTTGCACAGGGTATTAGTGGAATACCTAAAGATATAGATGATTTTACTTACAGCAGTAAGTCAAAATATGACGTATTAAGCGGAACTACTAAGTTAACTTATTATTACTGGGTTAAAAATAAAAGGACTATTCCATCAAAGCCTAATAGAAAAATGAGTTGTGCAAATATAACTCTCATGATATTAGATCCAAAATCTCAAGGATATCATTACCTATCGATAACTGATAAAAATGTTATTTCTCTAGTTAATGTAGGCACTCAGTTAGTTCATTCAGATGTTTCATTAAACATACAGATGTATCTAATAGATAATCAAGATTTACTAACTCATAGACAATATTCACTAATAGCTGAAAATGATAGTTCAGCTATAATATCTCCTATGTTAGAACAAAAATGGTTTGATAGTTTAATAGGAAGAGATATTAAAGATCACATCGTTCCAGACATGAGATTAGGTGTTAGACAGCGTTACGGGAACTCAAATAGTCCTAGACAATCTTGGTTTATTAACAAGTTTGAAGCATTAAAACAACTAGTTGAATATGTAAATTCTATTTTGATACAAAATCAGATTGTTGATATTACTAGCTTTAAAAATCTATTAGCTAATGATCCTGCACCTACTATTAACTCAGGAAAGATTGATCGTGTTATTGATATTTTAGATGAACTAAAATATATAGGAACTGATAAACTTGCTACAGCTAAAATAACATTAAAAATAAAAAATGGACAGATAATCAATGCTCTAGTAGATCCTAGAAACAAAGGCTATGGTTATAGCTGTAATAAAGTATATGAGTTTGATGAATATGGAAGACCTAAAAACTGGTACGGTCCTTCTGTTACTATAAATGGTAATGGAACAGGTGCTTCTATACAAACCGTTATTGACAGTCAAGGCCAGATTATAGCTGCTAATGTTATAAAAACAGGAAAAGATTATGACGACACAACTACAGCAACAGTTAGAGATTATTCAGTATTAGTTAACTCTGATTCGGAAGCTAATAATAGTTGGAGTGTACAAAACTGGAACTTAGGAAAGAAAATCTGGGTTCGATATCGAACACAATCTTTTGATGTATCTAAATATTGGACTTATGCAGATTGGTATATTGATCCTTCATATTCTGATATAACCGGTATAGCATATGTTATTGATAGAACAGTTGATCTTAACGGAATAGTAGCAGTAGTTGGCGATATTATAAAAGTTAATAATGTCGGTATAGGAGTTAATAGTGGTTGGTTATTATTAGAAAGAATAGCTGTTTCTAACAGTCCAGATTTCACTGTTGATTATCGTGTAGTCGGAAAACAAAATGCTACTATACAACTTTCTGATAAACTTTATAACCTAAATCAAGATGTAGGTTATGATACTATTTTCAGTTATGATACTAGTTTATATGATCAAAATCCATCTAAAGAACTTAGATATATTTTAAAAGCCTTAAGAGATGATATATTAATTGATGATTTACGAATAGAATATATCAATACATTCTTTAATAGTGTGCATTATGCACTAAGTGAGCAGTTATATACTGATTGGCTATTTAAGACCAGCTTCTTAAAGATAAATCATAATGTAGGAACCCTAAAACAAAAACTTACTTTCCAAAGCGATGCGATAGAAAGCTATCAATCATTTATTGAAGAAGCTAAACCTTATAAGACTAAAATACGAGAGTTCGTAAGTTCGTATGAAACAATCGATAATTCAAACAATCTTGTAAGTGATTTTGATTTACCTCCATATTATAATCAAGATAAGGGAATGATTGAGCCAGTAACTGGAGATAGCTCTCTAATACAAGAGTATCCATGGAAAAACTGGCTTGATAATAACGGATTTGAAATAGTTGATATTGTTATACAAGATCAAGGAAGTAACTATATAACTATCCCAACGGTTATTATATCCGGCGGCGGCGGCACTGGTGCTAAAGCATCTGCATATATTGCTAACGGAAAACTTTATGCTATACGACTAGATGATCCAGGTAAAGGATATACATCTACACCAAACGTATACATCAGTGGCGGCAATGGTGATGTAGAGGAATATAAAGCCAAAGCATATGCTATCATTGGAAATAGCCCTGTACGCATTAACACAATAAAAATAAAGTTTGATAGATATACTACTGACTATAATATATCAGGTTATAGATACCTAGATACTTTCTATGGAACTGGAAGTAAAACAACATTTAAACTAACATATGCACCAGAGATAGAAAAAACTAAATTTAGAATCTTAGTTGATAACATACTGATATATGGTGCTCAATTCAGTGTTTCTATAGTAGAAACATTACATGATTCTTATACAGCACTTGAGGGTTATGTTATATTTGTAGATGCTCCTGTATCAGGAAAAACTATAACAATAGCCTACGATAAAAACATTCGTTTATATCCAGCTGCTGATAGAATTGGCTATGCTTATTCACCAAATCCGGGTCAATATGGCAAAGATCTAGGACAGTTAATGACTGGAATAGATTATGGCGGAGTTTCATTAATGAGCATCGACTTTGAAGTTGGTGCTGGTTGGGATGTTTTACCGTGGGATGTTTCATCATGGGACGGAATCTTAACAAGCAATGATGATTATGCTGTAAGCATTGACGGATCTACACGCAGTTTTGATCTACCATACATACCTGCAATAGGTGAAATAGTAAATGTCTATGTTGATAACACTAGGATTGATGATCTATATTATGGATTATATGATGGAAGCACATTACAGCCTAATGGATTAACATCTGCTCCGCAAAATACAATAATGAAATCATTTATCGGTGATGGTGTACATAATACTATTACATTGCCTGATATAATACCAGGTAGTTTACATTTTATTGGATCTATTGTAACTTTCCGTAAGAGTACTAGTGATGGAACAGTATTACCTACAGATAGAGGAACGATTGATTCTCTACTATCTGGCGGTGATTTAACCTATTCAACTGCTTTAGGTGTTACAGCTGATGATATAGTAGTTGATGGCGATGGATTGATAACACCCGATACTGGACACAGTCCTGAAGAACTATTACAAGGACAAGTTGTTGATGCACTTTCTATTAATGTATATCATGCACCGGCTCCGGGTGGTCCTAATGTTCTAGTTGAGAATTATGTCGGCGATGGAATGCAAGACACATTTAATATCAGTTATAAACCAGATACTGTAGGTAGCGTAATGGTCTTAGTAGATAATATGGTTTATGATTATGAAATTGATTATGTTAACCAATCTATAATATTATCATCGATTCCGCCATTTAATAGTCGTATCGCTATTATATTAATGGATACTGCTGGGTACGATATCTTAGATAAAGAAACATTTATTGGAGACGGAAGTACTAGAGAATTCCTAACAGCAGCAAGATATTCTGCTAATAATGTTTCTGTATTTGCAACTGTTAATGGAGTTGAAACAGCCGCAACAGTTAAAGCCAGTGACAGCAGTTATGAAGCAGTTAACAATGTTCTTGTTATATTTGATCAAGCACCGAATGCAGATGATTATGTAATGATCATGGTATTATCAGGTACTATGAAAAAATATAGTAAAATAACTACCCAAAATATTAATTTAATCCCAGGAAGTCGAACATATGATTTAACAAATCCACCGTTAGTTAAAGGTCCTTTATCTGGAACAGTTCTTGTTCTAATAGATAACGAATTTTTAAGAGCCCCCGATTATAAAAACTATACATATTCTGGAAGTAGTTTATCATTTAATGATTTTAGATATGTTCCAGGATACTTAAAAATAAATGATATAGCTGTTTATTCTAATGGAGTTATGCTAACACCTGTACGCGATTATACAGTCGACCTATCATCTAATGTAGTTAATATATCACCAATATCGGGTGTAGTTAATGGAGATTTAATCATTATTGAAATATTAAAGAATAATGATTTTATCATACAAGGATCGCAGATTATATTAACAAACAACTATAGAAATGTTAATAAACAGAAAATGAGGATAACAACATTTACTAATCATGATATTGATATGATAATGAGATCCAATACTGGATTTGTATTCAGCATCGGATATGATATTTCTTATTATGATTCTCAGACATACGATCTTACATATGGTATTACAAATAGCAGTGGAATATTTAGACTTCCTAGGACTGTTTCAACTAAGAGCGGTGTATTTGTTGGTTTAAATAATAAGTTATTAAAACCTAATGTTGATTATGTATTAATGGATGATTTATCAACTGTTATGGTATCTTTACCGGATAATCTTCAAAGTAATTCTTACTTAGAAATCATTACTACTAATGCTAAAACATTTCATCCAACCTTTGGATTTAAAATATTTAAGGATATGCTTAACAGATATCATTACAAGAGACTAGACAACTCAACAACTACTAGGCTTACTAGAGATCTTTCTCAGTTTGATACTACAATATATGTATCTGATGCTTCATTGCTTGAAGATCCCAATCCTATGTTAAATCTACCAGGTGTAATAGAGATATTGAATGAAAGAATAGAATATTTTGTTAAAGATGGAGATACTCTAAGACAGCTTCGTAGAGGAACTTTAGGAACTTCTATAAATGAATTTGTTCCTGCTAAAACACCGGTATCAACTGTTGGGATAACAGAAACTATACCTTATTCAGATACTGAAAACAAAACAACCTATTATAGTGATGGATCAACAACAATATTTGAATTAGACTTTATTCCACAGCCTCAAATGGGCACAATAGATGATGGTAGTACTGTTTATAAAGATTGGTACAGAGAAACTATACCAAACGATTATGGACAGTGCGATGAACTAGAAGTATTTGTTGGCGGTAAAAGATTAATAAAGAGTCCATATGTATTATTTGATGAAACATTAGGTCAAGATAGTTTTAAAAATGCTGGAGCAGTTTCTTACGAAGCAGATTTTAGTGTTAATGGAACTTCAAAATCTATAAGGTTAACAAAACCACCAGCAGCAGGTCAACTAATAGTCATAGTTTCTAAAAAAGGTACTACTTGGCAACACCCATCTGAGAATTCTGCGCTTGTCTTTAGTAAAAGTAATATTGGATTATTCTTAACAGAGAAGCAGGTAGATTTGCCTAAATAAATAAAGAGAGTGGTGAGACATGAAAACAAACATTAAAAAGATTAGACAAACTAAGGATCAGGATCCAAAGATGATTAAGAACCCAAATGAAAAAGGCCCTTTTCATATTGAAGGACATATTAAAATATTTGATCCTACTAGTGGAGAAATCTTTATTAATAAGAGAAATGCTATTCACTATGAAAACATGAGTGTTGCTATTGCAGAAAGTCTTTCAGATTCTGGACAAGGATTTATCTATGAAATGGCTTTTGGAAACGGTGCAACTAATGTTGATCCTACAGGTATTATAACTTATTTGACTCCAAATACAGTTGGTACAAATAGCACTCTTTATAATGAACAATATAGCAAAGTTATTGATGATCGTAGTATTAGTAATCTAGATCCAACACGTAATAAGATGGAAACTAGACACGTAACAGGTGCTACATATACTGATATAATTGTTACTTGCTTATTAGATTACGGTGAGCCTGGCGGACAAGATGCATTTGATAACTCTGCGGCTATAAATGGACAGTTTACATTTGATGAACTTGGTTTAAGAAGTTATAACTCACTTGGTGCAGGAACGGGTAGATTGTTAACTCACGTTGTATTCCATCCTGTACAAAAGAGTTTGAACAGATTAATACAGATAGATTATACGGTTCGAATACAGAGCCTATCGGGGTATAGCGGATAATGTCATACACAATTAAATTTACTGATTTTACAAATAAAGGAAGTATTACTATAAATGATAATACCCCGAATACTACTAATACTAGCCTGACGTTTCCTGGTCGTAACCAAAAGGGATACGCGGTTAATATAGCTGAAAACTTCTTACACATGTTAGAAAACTTTTCAGATAGTGTACCCCCTTCTAATCCAGTTGAAGGGCAACTTTGGTATAATAGCACACAGAATATTGAAGAATTAAAAGTTTGGGACGGTTCAGCTTGGAAATCAGCAAGCGGTATAAAGAAAGGAAGCGGAATAGCTGTATTAACTACATTACCTGCTATTATTGGTGACCTTTATGTTGATACAGCAGCAAATCAATTATATTTGTATTCTGGAGCTTCGTGGATATTAGTTGGACCAACATATTCGGCAGGAAATAAATCAGGAGTGGTGGCAGAAACTATTAAAGATACAAATGATTTGGATCAAATAGTATTGAAGTCGTTTATAAATGGGCAAGTAGTTGCAATTTATAGTATCGCTACTTTTATTCCTAAAATAAAAATTGATGGATTTAGCATCATTAATCCTGGACAAAACAATAGTACAAAGGATTTTACTGGTACCGGCATATCAAATACTAAGATTTGGGGAACAGTAGAAAAAGCAGAGAATTTAATATCTAATGGTAAAGTTGTTTCGGCTTCGCAGTTTTTGAGAAAAGATGTAACTAATTCTACAGATTATTCTTTTAATATAAACAATGATGGTGGATTAACTGTAGGAATAGATGGTAATCTTAGATTACAAGTTTTGCAAAGTATCGGTACAGTCTATCACGCTCGTCCAGATTCTGCGCTTGATTTAAAAATATTATACAATAGCCAACCTACTACTCTAGTTAGATTAGATGCTAACAAGGGCTATGTTGGAGTTAATAATCTATCACCAAACAGAATGTTAGATGTAACAGGAACTGGTAGATTTAGTGGTAATGTTGAGATTACAAGCACCGAAGATGCTGTTGATGATGTATCGGGCTCCTTAAAACTATCTGGTGGGTTAGTTGTTGGTATGAAAACAAGATTATTGGATGATCAAACTATTTTTGGTCAAATAATAACCGGATACGGTATTGGTTCTGCAATATTGCCTTTAACAAATAACCAAAGTGATATAGGTTATGTAGAACTTAATAATCCTCAAAATAATTTAACATTTAGAAATATATATGCAACGACTTTTAATGGTAACTTATTAGGGAATGTTACAGGAAATGTATCAGGAAATGTAAACGGTACTGCTTCAAAGTTAACAGCTTCAACAACATTTAATATGATTGGTCATGTAGCTAGTACTGATGTTATATTTGATGGTAGCACTGGCGGATTGACTAAACAGTTTACTACTACAATAACCCAAAATATTATAACTGATCAAACCGAACTAACAGATACAAACGATACAGACGTTTATCTTATGTATAGAGTAGGATCTGGATTAGCTAAAACTAAAAAAAGTTCTATTGTTTCAAATCTATCATTAGTACCTACTGGTGCTATATTTACGTTCGCTGGAACTGTTCCTCCTCCGGGATACTTATTTTGTGATGGTAGTGAAAAGCGTAGAGCTTCTTATCCTGAATTATTTTCAGTTATTCAGTTTACCTA